CTACTGTGCGGCTGACGCCGCTGGGTTCACGGGCCAGGCTGCGCGCAGGGCCCTGACATCGGCTGCGAGCTGTTCAGCGTCCGCTGCACATGCTCCAGCATCCTGCAGTGCCTCGCCAAGTAGGCGCCCGAGGGTTCCGGCTCGCTCACGGAGGGTGGCGGCGGAATCGTCAGCGCCACCGGCCGCGAAGGCAGCGGCGTCGTCGCGCAGCCGGTCGCGGTCAGCGCGCAGAGCGTCAAGAGCCCGACGCGCGGCCTGAAGTTCGGTCTCACGTTGCTTCTGGGCATAGGTGACTCTCTGGTTGAGGACGGTCTCGGCGCGCCGCAGGGCTTCGATGTCCCTCGTCTGCTGCACCTGGGTGGCCAAGTCGTTGCGCGCCACCTGAAGCGCCGCCGTGGCCGCCTTTGCCTTGTGCTGGGTCCATCCCAGCACGCCCAGCCCGGCCAGCGCAATCCAGACCCACCAAGGGATCCAGCCGAGCACGGTCCGAGCTGCGGCCCAGGTCATGGCGCCGGGATCAGGCGGTACCAACGTCCACCCAGACGGACAAACAGGCCAGCCCGCTGGAAGAAGCGCCGGCTGCGCCACATGACGGCTGGCCCGCTCACCACGGCTCAGCCCTTGTCCGCCGGCGTGAAGTCGACGAAGAACTCGCGCCCCGGCGTGAACTGATCGGCCTCGGCAGGATTCAGCGTGGACAGGTTGATGGAAGCGCTGGGGGTCCACTTGAAGAACTCGGCGTTCTCGGGGCTGCCGCTGACGACCGCCTCCAGCTTGGCTTCCTTCATCCCGCCTTCGTACTCGACGATGCTGCGGACCTTGAACTTGGCACGGACGGCCATGATTGCTCCTTGGGGTTTAGAGAGAGGGTCAGGCCCAGCCGTCGCGCCGCTGCTTCAGGCGCCAGTAAACGACGCCGGCGCCGGCGACCACCAGAACCGCGGCCAGCAGATGAACTGGCGCGAGACCGAACGCGCCGGCCACGGCCTGCAGCGCGGCGTTGAGCGTGCCGCCCACGGTGGTGGCCTGGTTGGCCAGCTCGGCCGCTTGGGCCGCAGCGGCCGTGGCCTGGTCAAGCGCGTTGCCGGCCGGCGGCGTCACTGTCGCGGGCGGGGCCAGGGTGACAACACCGCCGCCGGTGCTGGCCACGGCTGCGCCGATCTTGATGAGGGGGCTGGCGCTCAACCCCGACTCGGCAGCGACGGCCTGGGGCATAGCGCGCGCGGCTGGCGCGTCCTTCAGGTGCAGCGCGCTTTCGGCCGCGCGCCGACGCGTGAGGCCGGCGGCCACCTCCAGTTTGCCGGTGCGCGGGTTCTTGTACTTGTTCCACAGGCTGTAGGCCCTGGCGGCTGCCAGCACGTCGCCGCGGTTGTGCGCCTTCAGGACGGACGAGGTCTTGAAGTTCGCGAGGCCGATGTTGTAGGTCAGGCTGACCATGGCGGCCAGCTCGTGCGGGCCCGGCTCGACCTTGCAGAGCTGGCGCACGGCCTGGGCGCGGCCCTCCAGGTCTTCGCACAGCCAGCGGTCCGCTTGGTCTTGGGTGCACACGTCGCCCGGGTGCACGCCGTCGGTCTCGCCCCAGCCGATGGTCCACACGCCGGCATCGCAGCGGTAGGCCTTCAGGGCGCAGCCGCCGTCCGGGCCTTGTTCGAACGACGCGATCAGGAGTACGCCCTCGTAGGCGATGGGCCAGGGCAGCGAGGGGTCGGGCCTTTCGTAGTCCATCACGCCTTGCTCCCGCGGCGCTTGGCCGATCCACCGAGTTCACGCCGCAGCTCGCCGACCACCTCGGCGATGTCTTGGGAGCGGCGGCGCTCCATCCACGTGAAGCACCATCGGACGATGGCCCAGGCTGGCAGCCCGCAGGCGAAGACCAGGCCCAGCACGGAGACCAGACCCGTGATGCTGTGCATCCAGGCCTGCAGTCCGAAGCGTTCGATCACCATGGCCCCGCCGCAGATGCTGCCCAGCACGGTGCTGATCAGACCGACTGCCCACTCCCGCTTGCTGCGAGGCGGCGTCATGCACATCACCACGATGGCCGCGAGGCCCGCGCCACCGGCCGCGACACCCGCCGCTCCGCCGATGGCTTTCCAGCCGGCGAGGCCGGCGGCACCGGCGGTTGAAGTGGGTTCGGTCATGGCGGTCCTGCGCGGTGGGTGTGCTGCGCATTGTTCGGGCCGCTACTCGCGGTCTCCGCCTGGCTTACCGGCGGTTGACGATGGACGCCAGCACCTTGCCCAGCCCTCCGATGGCCTTGATGACGCCGTCGATGCGGTTGATCACAGCCATGGTGAGTTGCTGCCGGCCCTCCATGTTCTTCACATGCTGCGTGTGCATCTTCGAGTCGAAGAACGCGCGCGCAATGCTGATCGGCAGATCAAGCGCCGCCGGCAGCGGGGTGTTGCAGTGCAGGGCCAGGTAGGACACCTGCTCCATCACCTCCCGAGCCCAGGAGGCGCGAGAAGACGCCAAGGCAGGCATCAACAGGAAATCGGGCGGGTGCCAATGCGGCCCCGCCCTCCTTGGTCGGCATGACCACAAACCCCGCGTCGTCCTGTTCGAGCGCGAACAGATGATGCAGGCCGTCCAGCCCGCGCCGGTACGCCATGAACAGGGCCTCGAACTCACTCTCGGCCATCTGCTGGATCACGGCCGAGCGATCCTGCAGCCAGGTGGCGTAGTCGCCCGGCCGCGCCCGCGGATCGGGCCGGCCCTCGTCCTGGCCGACCACCGACATGCGCGCGGCGATGTCCGCGGTCAACCAGTCCAGCCGGCTCCTGCAGAACCCTTCCATGGCGCCGGCTTCGCAGCCCAGCAGTTGCTTGGCCGTCCACGTGTCGCCGCAGGCCTGGCCGGCATCTACCACCACGGGCGCCGAGTCGATGTCCGCGCAAAGGTAGTCCAGGAAGCGGCCATTGGCCACTTCGAAGTTTCCGCCCTCTTCCGAGGTGCAGGCGATGTAGTGCGCGACCGCGAAGTAGCGCTCCTGCACCGTCCACAGTTCGGGGTCGGCATTGGCCCCGGAGGCCTTGACGACCTGGGCCAGCAGCGCCGTGACTCCGGCCTCGTGCTGGTGGGGCGGGATGGCCGCGAGCGCGATGCCTTCCTTCAGCGTGAGCTCGCGCATGGCCACGTCCAGGCGCGCCGTTCGAAGAAGCGGGAAGTGGATCATTGGTTGTTGAACAACGCGATGGGTTTGCCCTGCCGGGCCCGGCGCCAGTCGCCGGCGTCCAGCGCCGTGAGCGTGGCCAAGACGATGTTGACGGCCGTGTAGATCTCGCCGCCCTTGCTGGTGCGGGGCACGGTGATGGGCTGGCTGATCGACTCGATCACCAGCGGCGCGAACGTGAAGCCGCCGAACCGCAGCCCGACCATTTGGGGCGCCTCGGACGGGAGCAATGCTGTCAGGAACTGCCCGGAGGACACGGACTTGGCCGCGCTCACCAGTGCCCCATCGGTGGCAAGCATCTTCGCCAGGAACCAGGCCCAGAGCTGGTCGACCGGCGCGCGCACCTCACGTCCCGGGTCGCGGAAGGCGCGGAAGTGCAGCGTCATCGGCATGCGCACCGGCGGCGCGCCGGAGAAAATCTGCGTGCTGTTCAGCTTGGTCATGCCCGTCCGAGACTGCGCTGCCCGGCTGGCATCTGTGACCGAAATCGCGGCGCTTCGCGCCAGTTCGGCCAGCGCATTGGTGACCGGACCGGCGCCCTGCACCTTTGCGAGAGACTGCGAGTAGGACTGCAGCACGCCGCTCTGCAGCATGGCCATGATGGCCGGGGCCTTCGTCTCGGTCCCGCTGTTCTCGAAGGGCGAGCTCCAGTTGGCCGTCGCTTCCAGCATGCCGTCGGTGGGCGGCGCGATGACGGAAGGGCCGCCGTCAGGGTCGGGGCTGCCATCCGGCTTGACGGGGTAGATCTCTGCCAGCAGGTGCTTGGACAGCCCCGTCCACTTGGACGACAGGGCCGGTCGCTGCACCGGCGCCTTCTGCTTCGGCTTGGCCGCGCCGAGGGTCAAGCCGGTGCGGTTGGGCGTGAGTTGGCCTCCGCCGGGCCCTGGCACCTGCAGCTACTCCAGCGGTTTAGAGGTTGGCCGCCTCGCGCACGCGCATGGACTTGGCGCGACGCATGGTGGCCTTGGCGCTGTGCGACTTGTTGCGCGCCTTGCGCAGCGCAACCTTCTGGGGCCCCGACAGACGAACCACGCCGGAAACGCGCTTCATGACGCGGACCTTCTTCGCGCCACGGACCACCAGCTTCTTCTTGTAGACCGCATCGAAGATCCCGGACTGGTCGGCGCCGAAGGCGAAGGCGTCCAGTTCGTCCAAGCTGGCGTCCTCGTCGCTGGGCAGCGCGTCGGCCAGGAACTCGGCCAGGCGGCCGGCGGCGGTATTCGACTCGGCCGCAACCTCGCTGTTGAACAGCGATTCCAGGTCGGCCTCTGCAGCTCCGAGGCTTTCCATGTAGGCCCAGGCCTCGTTCATGGCGACTTCTGCCACGGCCTGTTCGTCTTCGTCCAGCTCGCCATCCTGGTCTTCGTCGGCGATGCCCACCAGCATGGCCAGCAGGCGGTCTCCCATGCCCTCGCCTTCGCCGAGGTCGGATTCCTTGGTTTCCGCCCATTCCTGGACGGCCGCGGCGGCGCGCAGGCTGATGTCCTGCATGGCGTAAGCCGAGCCGGTGTTTTCCACCATGGCAGTGCTGGCGTCGTCCAGACGATGACCTTCCGGCACGGTGCTGGCGCGCTGCAGCAGCGCCATGACGGACGGACGGGCGAAGATGCTGTTGTGGTCCATGGTGTCCCGATCAGACGAGGATCTGCTGGATGACGGTCTGGCGGTTGAGGCCGTTGTAGTGCAGGCGGTACTCGACGGCCATACGGTCGGGAGACTCGGTGCCGCCAGCCTCCGTCACCTGCGCCACGGAGAAGGCGTAGGGTGGCTTGTCAGCATCGGCGGGCTCCACCAGCCATTCGGAGGCCTTGCAGCCGTTGAAGAAGGCTTCGAGGAAGTCCTCCATGTCACGGATCGCCTTCGTCATCGGTAGCAGCGCGCACTCACGCGCCTTGCGCACCACCATCTCGTCGACGAAGGAGGACATCTCCGCCACGGAGATGAGCTTGCGGTGGCTGAGCTTTGTGGCCGCGCAGGTCAGCGCGTCGCTGTAGAAGAAGCCGGCGGTCGTGGTGAAGGTCTGGAAGATGACCGGGTTGATCTTGGCCGCGGCCAGGTCCGACAGGTCTTGGTCGGTCAGCGCCAGGATCTGCTGAACACCAGTGCGCCCCAGCGGACCGTTGAGGCCGGCGATGGGGGTGTGCTTCGGCGCCAGGCCATAGCCGTTGGTGTTGGCGTTGCGCGCGCAGCGGAAGCCCACCTGCGCACCGCTGGTGCCGAACACCACGTTGGTCTTCGTGGCCGGGTCGGTGCTCTTCAGCGGTGCCCAGTAGGCCTGCGGGTAGTGATCCTTGCCCAGGGTTCCGAAGCCCAGCGACTGCATGAACGCGATGGCACCCAACACCGACAACTCGCCCGGCACGTCGAAGACGAACTGCCGGTTGGTGTCGTAGCCCAGGTCGGCCAGCTTGGTGATCAGGGACACGGCCCGCGTGCCGCCGCCCATGATGTAGCCGAAGTCCTCCTGGCAGTTGCGCAGGGAGGCGACGACGTTGTCGTAGTCAGTCGAGAGGTAGCCAGTGCCACCTTCGGAGAACGCCACCTGCACCGAACTGGTGGCGTACTTGTCCAGGCTGTTCGCGGCCTTGCCATACCCGTCATGGGTCGTGCCGATGGTCGCGCCAGCGATCACCACCCACTCCAGCATGTCGGTTTGGCGCGCCGACACCTCGGGAAGGTAGTTCGAGTTGCCGAACTCGTCGGTGCTGCCGGCGGTCAGCGAACCGGTGATGCTGTGCAACAGCAGGCCATCCGCATCGGTGATCTGCACGGTCACCATGTCGCTTGCCACCGCGGAGCCGGACACGGTCTTGGCCTCGGCATGCACCTTCACGATGATGCCGTCGTTGTGGCAGCCCAGGTGCTTGACCCCGAAAGTGCCCGTGGTCGGTGCCGACGACGACACTGCAAAGGTGGATGTCGTTCCGCTCAGGAACGTGACCCAGGAGACAGCCGCCGCAGCGACGCTCAGGCGCGCCACGACCAGCTCGCGAGCACCGTTCTGCAGCGCTTCGTTGCCCTGGGCGTAGGCCTCGTTGAGCGCCGACAGCGCGATGCTGGCCGGCTTGCCCAGCAGCGTCGGCATGGTGTTGAGGTTCACGCGGAACGGCTTGTCGATGCGCCCGCGCGTGAATCGGCCGACCAGCGCAGCGGTGCGGTCGAAGTCACCCAGCACGCCGCTGTCAGTGCGGTCCTTGATGGGGTTGAGCTGGACGCCGGGCTGGTTCTGGAGCTGACGCACAAACTGGCGCATGACAGGCCTTCCGGTGGGTTACTTCTTCTTGCCGCCGGCCGGCGCCGGAGCGGGCGCCGCCGGGGGCGTGGCGACGGTGGGCGTGCTGGGCGTGTCCGGTGCGGCCGGCGTCGCCGGAGGGGTGTTCGCCGCGGCCTGACGCTTGGCTTCGGCTTCGCGTTCGGCTTCTTCGGCGCGCTGGCGCTCTTCGGCCTGCACGCGCAGGCGTTCGGCTTCTTCGCGCTCGGCCTGTTCGGTCGCAAGGCGTTCCGCTTCGAGGCGCTGACGCTCGGCTTCCGCCTCGGGCGACGGCAGCGGCGTGTAGTACATCGAAATGCCAACGAGGTCGTCGTCCGGCACGTAGCCGGCGAGTTCGTTGAGCGACTCGATGTTGCACAGCACGCGCTGAAGTTGGCCCTCGTTGCGCACCACTGCGACCGCGGCCGGAACGTCGCCGACGCCCGCATAGGGCGCCAGGTCCGTTCCGGTCTCCGGCTCGACGCTGGAGCGCCAGGTGTTGTTGTGCAGCTCGACGCTGACCGGGTAGGCGGCAGATGCCGCGGCCATCGCCGCGGCCATCGCCACCAGACTGGTGATCCTGCTCATGGGATTCCCTCTGGCCGTCGCGAATGACCGATCAGTTGTTCGCGTCGATGTTGGTCACGCTGATCAGCGCGGCACCCATCGCGCTCGGCTCGTGCGGGTTCACCTCGGTGAAGTTGCGCGTGTACCAGCCGTCCTTGGTTTCCAGCGCGTGGTCCATGGCCAGCGGCAGGAAGATCGGTGGCACAGCGTCGCCCAGCACGATGGGGCTGCGCGCCACCTGGGTGCCGCGGCCGATGGCGATGATTTCGGAGGCCGTGCTGGTCTCGGTGATGCCCTTCGGCGTGTAGTACACGTCGAACAGGTTGAACAGGCGACCCAGGCGATAGACGCCGGGGCGGTCGGTCAGGCCGGAGGGCTGCCAGATCGAGCTGGGCAGGCCGCGAACGCGGGACATCAGCTTCTTGCCGACGTACAGCGTGTCGATGCCGTGGTCGATGGTGGACTCGGCCATGCGCTGCGAGGCGTTTGCCAGCACCGGCATCAGGTTCAGCCAGAGTTGGCCGAAGTCCTTCTGCTCGATCTGGTTGGCGTAGTCGTAGTCCCAGGTGCCGGTGATGCCAGCCCCGATGGCCTTCATCTTGCCCAGCACGCGGTAGTGGCGCTCCTGGTTGTACTGCGCGCGCAGCGACAACATCGCCTGGCCGCGCGGATCCAGCGCCAGCTCGTTCTGCATCTGCGTCATCGCGTCGATGGTCGACTTCAGCGCACCGCGGTTCGGGTGAGCGAACAGCGAGTAGGGCGTCACCTCGGTGCCGATGTAGGGGATGAGCTGGGGCGCCTTCTCGAAATCGATACAGGCGGAAACCTGCAGCGTCGCGCCACCGGGCCACGCGGCGCTGGTCGTGATCGAACCCACGCCGGTGTCGGTGTTGATCGAGCCGCCCAGGGTGTAGGTCGTCGCGCCGATCTTCACGGAGCCCGAGAAGGTGCTCGAACCACTGCCGTAGGCCGTCACGCGCGACTCGAATGCGCGGGCGATGCCGTTCACGATCACCACCGTGCGCCCGCGCAGCACCGGGACCGTGCCGCCGCTGCCATCGTTCTTGACGGTGATGGCGAACGGGAACGGGCCGGCGCCGGAGTTGGCCGTCGTGGCAACCGTGATCAGGCGCTCGGCGTCCAGGTAGTTCTGGCCGCCGGCGATGCCGCTCAGGCTGTCGCCCTTCGCGTAGTCGCCGTAGTCCGAGTCCGCCTTGTTGTCCATGATGGCCAGGCGGGCCTCGTTGTTCTTCAGGTCGGCCGGCAGGTACGCTGCGAACGGGATGGCCTCGCTGAACTGGGCCATGATCGCCGTGATCGGCGTCGCAGGCACCAGGCTCAATTGGTCGTGGTGGTTGTTCGTCGCGCTGTCGAGGCGCGCCAGGCCCAGGTCGGACAGCTTGGTGACGCCGCGGTCCGCTTGAAACACCGCGAACTCGACCAGCGACGGGTCGGGCGCGCGGCCGTGCAGGCGCTCGAACTCGGAACTGCCGTCGCGCACGGCGTCCAGCAGCAGGCCGTGATGCTCCGGCTTGAACTTGCTCAGGAGGCTCTCGACGACAGCGGGCACCGGCGTCTTGTTGTCCTTCAGCACGGCCTGGGCCACCTCAGCGGTGACTTGCTTGCCGACACCGCCGGCTGCGTCGCCGACGGCATCGAAGAACACCTTCGTGGCAATCGGCTGCGTGATGATCTGTTGGGCGTCCGCCATGATGATTTCCTTGAAATGAAGAAATGGCTTGCGGCCCGTGGGCCCGCGTTGAATTGAGAACAGACTGAATCTTTGGAGTGTGTTTTCGGGGGTCTGAACGGACTTACCGACCGTTCACGCGGCCTGTAGCGAGGCCAGTTCTTCGGTGGCCGCGGTGATCTCCGTCTCCACCTGTTCGAGCTGTGCCTTCACGGCCTCCAGCACTCGTGGGGCCGCGGTCTTGATGCCAGCGGGGGGCTGCATCCGCAGGGCCGCAATGCGGCGTTGGAACTTGGTGCGGCCGGCGTCCAGCAGGGCCACCAGCTCGGCCACGGCCTTGGCCGGGTCGTCCTGGTCCTTGATGGGGACCACCTTGCCGTTGATGCGTGCCTCGTACACGTCGCCGGTGGACTTGATGCGCAGCGTGACGCGCTGGCTGTCCGCAAACACCAGCGTCGCTTCGCGGTAGGCCATGCCAGCCAACCGCATGGTTCGGCCACCGCTGGAAACGTCGATCACATGGAGACCAGCGCGCTCGAAGAGCTGCGTTGCCTGGCGCATGGCACTCGCGGCGTTGCCGGCAAGGCCGTCGTAGTCGATCAGGAGTTTCATGAGCCGTCGCTATGGAGTGACGGCAGTTTCTGGCCCGGTTTGCGGGCCTATCGGCAGGCTTACCGACGCGCTACGGGGTTGGGGCCAGCACCGTTCCAGAACCAGCGAAACCGTGGTGGTGGCCGGTAAGCGTGATGTTCCCGGCCTGCACTTCGGAGCCTTTGATCAGGCCTTGGGCGGTCAGCGTGTTGTTGCACTTGACCGGGCCCTCGAACTCGATAGACGTGCCCTTGATCCTGACGACTCCGCCGGCCTCGATCTCCAGACTGTTCGCCAGCGCCTTCAACTTCATGGCGGCGTCGGCGGTGATCTCGACGTGCTGCTGCTGCAGGCGCAGCACCTCGGTGGCGTTGTCCGTTTCCTTCGGCCGGTAGCCCATGACGATGGGAAACCGCGGGTCGCCATTGCGGAAGGCCAGCCACACGCGGTCGCCGGCCACCACCTTGATCTCGGTTTGCTCGCTGTTGAAGCCGACCGGGTAGCAGAACTCCGCCACCGGGAACACGCTGGAACCATCCGTCCCGGGGAAGCGCACGCGGCACACGCGCGAGGCTCCGTCGTAGGAGTGAACGAAACCGGGGACCAGGTTGGGCAGTTGCATGGTCAGGTCGCAAGCTGGCCAAGCCAGAGCCGGCTGGTCTGTTCCGCGCCGCCGCCGCTGGAGCCGGTGTCCCAGGTGTGCGCAGCAGTCACAACCACATGCCGCTTGCCGGCGATGTCCACACCGTCGCCGGCGCGGATGGTGCCGTCGAAGTTACCCGGCAGGATTCGACGCACCACCAGGCACCTTGTCATGTTGTCCAGCACGCGCGGGCTGCTCCTGGGCAGGTAGACGAAGCCCCTGACCTCGTCCGAGCGACCACGGATGATCGAGCCATCCTTGGCCGTCGACACTGCGCCAGGGATCTCGTGTCCTTCCAGGAACGGGCTGTCCACCTGGATGGACGTGTCCACGGCCAGGTTCAGGATCGGGTCGCCTTTGAACAGGTCTGCCAGGCGCGTGAAGGCCAGCGACCGATTCGCCTTCCACACCACCACGGCGCCCTCTTCCTGAAGCACCTGGCCAATCCCCGGAGTTGGGTAGTCGCCGGCGAGGCATGCAAACAGCGGCACCGGAACATCGGCGCTGACGCGCGCCATCGCGCCGCACGCGCGGTAGATGTCGGCAAGCGAGCTGCCCTCCCGGATCACCGCCCTGGACAGCGGCTTGCAGAGCTTCACCAGGCTTTCCAGCACCGCGGTGATCTCGACCACCTCGGCTGGCCCGTCTTCACTTCGCGGCCACTCGCTCGTGGCCTTGCGGCGCTTGACGATGCTGTAGCGGTCCTGACTGGATCCAGCGATCAGCACTGCGCCGTACCCGACGCGCGCAGAGACGGTCGAGTCAGCGCGCAAGGTCACTTCCAGCGTCGACGGGATGGGCGTCAGGTCGAAGCGCTGCACGGCCCGCAACACGAAGTCGCCGCGGATGACGGACTGGTCTTCGAACGCCAGGATCATTAGAAGACCGCGGGAAACACGCTGCAGGGCGGCTCCGGCGTAGCCGGGCATGATCCGAAGCCGCCGACCGTCCAGGCCTCTTCGACGTAGGCCTTCTGCGGCATCTCGTCCTGCATGATCTTGATGTCCGCGGCCACCTCAGCAGAGCTGCGGCCGTACATCTCAACGCCGGCCACGCGAGAGGCCTCCGTGACGAGGGCTTGCTCGCGCTCCACGTACAGGCGGAACAGCGGATCGATGATGGCCCACTCCCCGGGCGTGATGGCCGTGTCCCCGGTGATGGAGAAGACCCCCGCCTGGGCCGTGGTGTCCGTCAATGTGGCCCAGCCGGCATAGAAGCGCGTCGCCTGGATACCCGCGGTCAGAACGACGACCGGGCTCAGGGGCAGTCCGGATTCCGCGCGCTGGGCGTAGAACTCTTCCACCAGGTCACGCAGGATTCCATGGCGCACGACGGGGGCCGACACCGTGGCGGTCGCCACCAGACGGTCGTCACTTTCCGCGACCAGAGCGGCAGCCATGCGGCTCACCATGGCGGTGGCCACAAGCCGGTCGTTCTGCTCCGCGATCAGCGCGTCTCCAGTCGGATTGAGGGCTGGAGCGTCCAGCAGCCACCAGCGCTCGAGCAGCGCCGGCGTCCACACACCAGCCACGCGAGGATCGGCCGCGTAGGCTCGCGCGGTCAGGGAGTCGTCGCTGTCTTTGGCGATGACCTGACCGATGCGTCCGTCTGGGCTGATCTGCAGCCACGTCAGACGCGCCACCGGAGTGATGCCTCCCACTGTCGCGGTTGCGATCAGTGAGTCGTCCTGTTCCTTGATCAGTGCGACAGATCCAGGCGGCGAAGGTGCGGCACCGACTTCCAGCCACGTCAGGCGTGCCTGGGCCGCGGGCGCGGCCGGAGATACCGACGCCGACGCTTCCAGACGATCTGACGACTCCGTGACGGTGAGGTTGGCCATGCCAACCGCGCCGATTTCGAGCCAATAGATGGCTGCTGTTGCCACAGCGGACCCTCAGTTGTGGACGGCGACCCTGATTCGCGTGGCCGCTCCGGTCGTGGTGATTGGCACGTCGTAGGTGGTCAACACGGTGGACAGCGCCTGATCGGCGGACACGCCCTGCTGTACCCCGCTGTTGTTGAGCAGGGCCACCTGCAGCACACCGGTTCCGCTCGTGACGTTGGCCCGGGCCTTGACGACATAGCTTCCGGCCGGCAGAGAAGCCGGCAGCGCCATGTCGATCACTTCCGGCGTGCCACTGAGATTGGGGCTCGTGATGTAGGTGGCGTCGTTGGCCACGCCTTCGGACAGGGTCGCAGCGAAAGAGCCCGCTGGTGTCGCAGTCCAGCCCGCAGTCGTGACATCACCAGTCGGCCAGGAATCGGTCGCCCGCCGGATGTACACCGTCAGCATCTGCGTGGTGGCGTTGCTCGAACCATCAGTGGCACGGATGCCCACGGTGCGGACGTTATTGGCAGGGGTGACGTTGTCGTAGGCCTGCGGCGTGATGGTGCACACACCGGTGGAGGAGTTGATGGCGAACAGGCCGGCGTTCGCGCCGCCATTCTTGTCCCAGGTGACGGCCTCATCGGCGGTGAAGGTGAAGACGGCCGATGCGCCCTCGACCACGTTGATGGAGCCGGCCCCGCTGGGGTTGCCGGGGCCCGTGGTGGCGCCGCCAGGGCCGGTGATGGTGGGAGCGGTTGTGTCGCCAGCCGCCTCGGTGAAACACACCATCGAGGTAGCCCACCGCGAGGAGCCGGTCCAAGAGATGGTCGGGTTGACGGCGGCGGCCGTGGCCTGCATCAGGTAGCCGCTTACGCTCTCCGTGTTGGTCAGCGCGACGGTGAATCCGCTGTTGATCGCATGGGCGCTGGTGCTGCCCGTCGGCAATTGAGCGCCAGCAAACAGCAGCGCGCCGTTGGCAACGGGTGTGAGTGCCCCTGGCTGGCAACTCGTCGCCGAGAAGGTTCCGTCAGTCGCCCCGCTGACCGACCCGCTGGTGTAGACCGGAGTGCCCGTGCACGTCACGGCATAAATGTGGATGATCGCGTTGGTGTTGGCGGTGTTGGCTGCATCGCGCTCGGTCAGGTAGTGGCCAGCGCCAACACTACTTGGAGCGATGCAGTACGCCCACTGCACGCGCCCGTTGTCCAGCGCGTACTGCGGCAGCTTTATCCAGCCGGTGTTGCCCCTGCTATCGACCAGCAAACCGTCGCTGACGCCGAGCATGATCTCGGCAACCAACAGCTTGGCGCTTGTCGAATCAATGGTGTGGCCGCTGGTCGTACCGGTGTATTCGGTCGAGCGCGCGCTTGCGAGGATGTTCCAGGTCATGTCAATAGACCCTCAATAGATAAGAGTTGGCCGCGTTCTTCGGCGCGTAGCCGACCGCCCGCGCTCCAGGCAGCAGGAAGAAGCGGCCGTAGACGTTGGCGTTGTTGCTGCTGATAGGGGAGGCGGTCGGCGGCACCGCGCCAGTCACAGTCAGCAGCGCCACCGCATACGTGGCCGCATCGATCCTGAAAATCTCGCTGCCGTCAGTGGTGCCGCGCTTGAGCAAGTAGGCGTCCAGACGTGGCACGTAGACCATGCCCCATCCGTCATCAGCGGGACTCGAGGCAATGGCCGCGGCTGCCGAGCCGGTCAGCGTGATGTCAACTGGTGCGCCTGGCGCAGCAGATGGCGATACGGGGATGTAGGTAGCGCTGGCGCTCCCTCCATTGACCACCAGCAGCCGCCCTCGCTTGGTGTCCACCGCGGACGCGCCCTGGCTGTGGGCCGACCCGCTGCTGAAGGCGGCCCAAGTGCCTCCAGTACCCTCGCCGCTGGGCTCGGTGCTGGGCGGCGTCCAGTAGCGCCCGCCAGCCTGCGAAATCATGTAGACGCGGTCTGAGCGCGGATCGCGGCACGTCGTCGGGCGGATGATGCCGGTGCCGCCTTGGCCGCCCGGGGTGTACCCGCCCACCGGACTACCCGGGAAAGTGCGCGCAGCGTCCCACCCATTGACCCCTTGTGCGCTGTCGATCTTGTAGCCGTCCACATCCTTCCAGCCGGTGCCGGAGGGCGAGATCGACCAGCCCGGGAACCGCAGCACGCGGCGCAGTCGCGGCACAGGCTGGTGGCACCAGTAGCTGTGCCCGCTGGCGGGCTTGCGGCCAGATCCGTCCGTCAGGTACCACCCGCGCTCGGTGTCGAAAATGCCAAGCGGGTAGTTCGCGGTCGCGTAGTCGTTGGACTGCACAACGGCGCCGTTGCTGCCGGCCAGCCATTCCTGCCATCGGGGCGTAGCAGCCAAGGCGTCAAGGCGTAGCACCTCGCTGCCGAAGTAGTCGCCGTGTCCGCCGTTGCCGTTTTGCCATACGGTGCTGGTGACTGGATCAGCAGCCACGCCGCAGTAGGCGTCGAGCCAGGGCGACCCGGCTGCTGAAACCCCGTCCGTCGTGCGGGCCACTGCCGTCGGCACGAACGCCGCCACGCCATCGCTGCCGTACATAGCCGTGCCAGGCATTGACGCCCAGGTCAGCGCCGGCTGGCCGCGCAGCGCACCGGGCATGGCGTTCGGGGCCACCGCCCACACCGGGCTGCCGTCCATCGCCGCAGCCAGCGTGTCCCAGTTGCCCGCCCCAGTGATCAGGCCCCAAGCCACCAGAGCGCCCTCGGCGCGGTGCTTGGCCGCGTAGGCCAGCGCCGTGACCGCAGCGCCCACCGGGCCCACCGGGTCGCTGATGGTGTTGTTGCGCAGGTCACCATCCACCTCGCCACCCGCGTTCGGTGCGTACGGCGCTGGCTGGCCGTTGTCGGGCGCGTTGCCCGCGTACAGCGCGGCGTGGATGGCGGCCCAGGAGCCAAACCACGGCCCCGCCCCAGTGTCCCAGTTGGCCACGCTGCTGGGAGAGATCGGCAACTCGTAGGGTGCGAAGTCCCTGTAGATGAAGCCCGCGCTTGGGATGCTGCACCGGCCGACGATGCTCTTTGCCTTCCAGGTCCACAGCGCATCAAGCCGCGTGGTGGCCGTGCCGTCGATGGCGGTGCCGAGGTCTTTCAGCCACCCCACCACGGCCGTGAAGTAGTCCTGCATCCACGGCGCATCCCACCACTGTCCGTCATCGGCAATCACCAGCGCGCCAGCGCTCGGCGCGGCGCTGAATCCTGGCGACACGGTGAGCGTGTTGGTGGCCGACACGTAGCCCGTGCACGTGCGCGTCTCGGCGCCGATGGTGATCGAGAATCCCACGAACTGACCATCGCCTGCGTTGCCGCTGTAGCCCAGGCCTGGCTGGGTGACAGGAATCTGCGTGGTCGTAGCGCCCGCGGCGACCGACCCGTTCAGGTTGGCGCTGTAGCTGGCCGCAGGCTGGATGAAGCCGAACGCATTGCCGACCGGCGCTGCGGCGCCGCCAGGCCCGACATAGCGCGTCCAGTAGTAGGCGATGTTGGCCTGCAGTTGCGCAACGAACTCGCCGCGCGCCGTGGTGTCTGCGTCGGGTGTGATCGCCACCGCATGCGCCAGCGCTCGCCAGGTCCAGGCGGCCAGCCGCACGCTGCCGGCGAACTGGCTCTTGAAGATGCCGCTGGCGTTCTCACGCTGCGCGTAGCTCATCGACAGCGCGTTGAACGAGGCCAGCGCCTGCACCGTGTCCAGGTGGTAGCGCCGACCAGTCAGCAGATAGGCCATGTAGCCCACGCTGGGCTGGTGGTCGAGTGACCACGTAGCCGGGGCCGTGCCGCTGGTGGCCGGCGTTGTTTCCCAGCCCGCCTCAGGCGGCTTGATGGTCAGCGTCGCGTGTTGCGAGAGTCGAGCCCACCGATGCGAGTCCGCCTCATCGCGGTAGTGCAGCGGATAGCGGCCCGCGCTGTAGGCGTTGCGCTGCACCGCCGCCGCGGTGGCAGTAGTGCCGCACGTCAGGTGCAGCACGTCCCACTCGGGCAGCAGGCCCACATAGGTGTTGCCGCCGACCGACCCCATGCCGGACGGGAAAGACCCCAGTTGCAGCGGCGTGTACGTGGCCGGCAGCGCCGTCACGGCGGCGGCATTGCTGGGTGTCTTGGCGAAGTAGGCCGGCAGCAATCCGGTGCCCTGCAGATAGTCCACGTCATGCAGCACCGTCACGCCAGGGTCGGCGCCCAGCCAGTGCGACAGCGCGGAGCCGCTCACCAGCGGCGCGCGGCAGTGGTGCGGCAGGTCGATGGTGGCGCTGAAGCGCTGCGATCCGCCCATCGTGAACGTGTAGGTAGCGCTCTTGCTCGTGGGGCCGGTCACCAACAGGTAACCGTTTTCCAGCCATGGCAGGATCTCTACCGCCCCCCCGGCGTAGAGCCGCACCTCCAGCCAGGCCACTAGATGGGCATCGCTGCCCACGGCTTTGCGGAACAGCCACGACGACATGCGATGGCCGATCACCCAGGTCTGGAACGGGGCATCCCAGTCGGTGCCCGACCACGATGCCGTGCCGAAAGCCCCGCAGCCGATGCTGACGGCTTGCGTCAACGCGGCCTTCAGGTCAGCCGTGGTCAAGTCGGCGCCGGTGCTGGCCGTGCCGGCCGCCACGTTCAGTGTCGCGGTGCCAGCACTCAGCGCAGCGGTGCCGGCGATGATCGCCACTTTGACTGAGCCGTCCGGCCAGGTCGATTTGACCTTGGCCTGGGCCTGGGCGCTGGCGCCGCTGATCGTCACGCCCGACCCGGAAGGAACGTCACCCTGGCGGAACGCCTGGCCGGCGCAGAAAGTCACCGTAGCCGACCCGCTACCGATCAGCGTGAGCGTGGCGAGAGTGCCGGTCGGCGCAGGTGGTGGCGGGGGCGGCGTCGGTGCATAGAACTGCACGACACCCGCACTGCCGCTGACCGGTCCGCCACTGCCGTTCGTGACCGTCAGCGTGTAGATCAGTGCGCTCAGCGAGCTCAGCGTCGGGGTAACGCTCGCGCCAGGGGCCAACGTGCCCGAGGAAGGCACCGCGGTCAGCCCGTTCTGCGACGCGCCCAGCATCCAGTCCACGTTCGAGGCGTTGCCCGAGGGCGCGCTGATGGTCGGCCCCGCGATGGTGTTGCCGGTGGTGCCGCTGCTGGCGCCGGCCGTGACGGTCAGAGACGGCGGCGGGGGTGGCGGGGGCGGCGGGGGCGGAGCCGCCACCTCACCGGGAGCACCCAGCACGCGGCTGCCGACGAATCCCTTGACGGCGCCTGTCTCGCCGCCGAACAGGCCGGTCCGGCGCGACCCCGGCGCCAAACCGACGAGGTCGCCCGTGACACGCGGGCGGTTGTTGCGCGGCATGGCGCCCGCCCGTCAGGCGCCGACGCCGAGCGCGTCGAGCAGCACGGAGCCGCCGGTGATCGACGTGATGTTCCAGCGCGCGGCTTCGTAGGGCGGGTACACCGGAACGTTGAGGACGTTCGTGCCGCCGCCCAGCACCAGCGTGTCTGCCACCTGCCAGGTCGCACCGACGCGCACCTGCAGCTCGACGGTGGCGGCCGTGGCCGTTCCGAGCGCTGCCGCTGCGTTGAAGCCGCCGAGGGGCGACGCCGCGAACGCGATGGGGACCGGACCAGTCGTCGACGTAGTGGTGCTGTGGGTGAGCTTTGTGGCCATCGCTGCGCCCTACAGGTTGCCGGCCGTCTTCTGGTAGGTGCCGATGGTCACGCTCTGGCCGTTGGCGATGGAGTTGGTGTCCACCGTGATGTCCGAGCCGAACGTGATCGACGCACCCGAGGCCACGCCAGCGGTCGAAGCGCGGCTCATGAGCACGGTGTTGCCGGACACGGCCAGCGCGACGGTGTCCTCCAGGATGCCCGTGCCGGTGATCTTCTGGCCTTGCGCGACGGACGGCGCCGAGGCGAAGGTCAGCACGTTGCTGTTGGCCGCCGTCGCCGCACTCGTGCTCAGCGCCGTCGCGGCGCCCCAGGTTCCTTGCTCGTGGCAGGTTGTCCCGGTCGATTCGTAGATGCGGTAGAAGGTGGCCGCGGTCCCGGCACCGGCGGCCGACAGGCCGGTCAGCGTCCAGGTGCCCGCCTTGGCCTTCACGCCGTTCGAGCTGTTGGCCATCCAGTCCGAAGGCAGCGTGCCTTCCGCGATCACGGTGTTGCCCGACAAGGCCGTGCGCGCGTTCGTCGGCATCACGCCGGTATAGGCACGGATGATCGGCGAGGTGCCGACTGCGGCCTCCAGCGCGTTGTTCTTGGCGTCGGCGACGGCGAAGCTGTTGGTGACGGTCATGCGTGCCTCGATCAGGAGTTGCCGGGGTAGGTTTTGCCGAAGAACCGGTAATTGATGCTCCCGGTCAGGAGCAGAAGCTGGGTTCGGTTCTCCCAGTCGATATCGGGCGGCTCGATCTTCATGAAGGCCTGTTCGATGCTGTAGGAACCGGTGTTCTTGCCCGGCGTGCCTTCGTAGATGCGGGCATCGAAATAGCCGCCGCCTCGAATGACATCGACCAGGAACTGCCGGGCGATTCCCGACTCGGTTTCCTGTAGCCCAACTTGACCTTCAAAGGCGGTGCGGATCGGTCCCTGCACATACCCGAACCCGCCGCCAGGCTCGGGACTCTCGATGGCGTCGCCACCGCTCAGGAATGGAAGCGGGAACTGCTTGATCAGCAGGTACATCCCGCCGAATCCAACCGGCTCGAACGTGAAGTTCCCGGCAGTGAGCTTTGCGCCCAATGCCTGGACGAGGCGGTAGTTCGACTCGTGATATGCAGCGGTGTTGACGACACCCATGCGTGGCTCCTAGATCGTCTTCGAGCGCGAAGACCGCGCGACTCGAAGAAGTGTCAGAGCCGGTTTTTGGGGATCAGGACCGCCTTACCGACGGTGCCACTTACCAGCGATACGCCGATCCGCGACCAATGCCGCCCGTGACGATATGGGCGACGCCGCGGTCGGCCACATCCTGCGTAGCCGGAGGTGTCGGAACAACTACGACAATGGGCGCAGGGCTGTTGAGTTTGGTCGGCATATCGACATCCACCGTCGGCATCGGACCCGGGGCAGACAGGACTGGCGGTGGGTTGACTGTGGGCATGCTGCCAAGACGGCGCGCATCGGTGGCGTTCCTGGTGCCCACCGTCATTGCTGCAGACATGTTTTCGTAGGCCTGCGCCAGCGTGACCGTTCCGCTCTTGTAGAGCGATGGGTTGTTGGCGATCTCCGTCGGGCTAAGCACCGACGTCACCGACCCCCCGGGGTTGGCCCGCAAGGCCTTCAGGAAGTTGGAACCGCTGCCAGCGCCCAGGTTGTGCAAGGCGTACACGTTGGCGGCGTCGTCAGTCCCGCCCAGGCCGCGGCCCAGCTTCACGTTCTCCGCGGTCAGCTCGGCGAGCATGTTGGCCTGCATCGCCGGATCGGATCGGAAGGCCGCGGCTTGCGCGTCGGTCATCTGGGACGCGCCCGGGATGCCGTACTTTTCGCCATGCGCCCGGACCATGTTCGCCCACGTCCCGTCCAGCAACTGGCCAAGGCCGTGGGCTGAAGACATGGGAACGCCGTTGCGATCAAGAGGCCGTGCGTTCGGGTCATTTCCCGACTCGGCTGTGGAAATCTGCGCCACCAGCCCAGGGTCCACGCCCGCGCTCTTCGAGGCACTGACGATCTTGTCTCGTACTGCATCCCAGCGCTTGGCCGGATCGTTTACGTTGGTGGCCAAGCGCTGGCCGGTTTCGCGGCCGAACAGCGCGCCGACGATAGCGCCCAGCGCTCCGCCGATGGCCGAGCCGAGCCCTGGCAGGATCGCGGTGCCGATGGCCGTGCCGATGGCGCCGCCCAGGGCCGCCCCGCCGATGCCGCCACCGGTGCCCAGCGCGTTCTCCACCCGGAGGTTGTCGCGCTGCTGGTCGGTCAGGCTCTTGTCGTTGGCGATCCGCTGATCGTTGATCACGCCGGTGATGGCTTCGATCAGGCTGCCGACCACGGGGGCACGCTTCAACAGCGCCTTCGCGCCGACGCCGAGCGATGCCATCCCCACGCCGAGGCGACCCGTCAGCCAGCGCGCAATGCCCAGGCCTGCAGCACCTCCGGCGCCGCCGATCAGGCCAGGCAGGAGGCCGCCGCCTTCGCCGGCAGGTGGAGCAATCACCGGGCTCTGCGCCGCTCGCAACCGCGCCAGGTCGCCGTCCTTGAGGTAGCGCCCTTTCGCGTCGCGCAGCCGGCCATTCTTGTCGGGCTTCACGCCCGGCGGCAGGCGCATGCGCTGCAGCCGACTGGCCAGGCCACGGAGGCCGCCCGCGGCGCGCCCGAGCGGGACCGCGACGGAGCCAAGCCGTTTGACGACATTGGCCGCCTCGCCGACGCTTTCCAACAGCGGGTCCACCTGCTGGCTGGCCACCGCGGCATCCAGAGCTGCACTGCCGCTCTTGCGCAGCAGCGCCCCGCCGCGGCCATTGCCCTTCGGTCCACCATCAGGCTTGTTCTTGTCGAGCTTGCGGTCTCGCCGTTCGGCGGCCGAAGTCTTGGCCATCGACTTGGTGGCTTCGGCCAGGTCGGCCAGCCGCTTGTTCGGTACTGCCGCGGGTTCCGCGGAAACGAGTCCCCCCTCGCCTCGGGTCAGCACGCGCCCGCCGCGGCCGGCTGGGGCCACCGCGGCCAGCAGAGGTGAGGTCCGCGCCGCTGCTGCTCCCGTGCTGTACGGCCGAGCCGCTGCGGTGGGCGCCCTCGCCTCGCCGGCGGTCGAACGCATGAGGGCGAGGATGTTGCGCGTGTCCCCGCGAATACCGGTGAGCAGCTTCTCGGCCTTGTCGCTGCCCAGCGACTCGCCCACCAGGAACCCGCTGCGGTCGCTCTTGAGCTTCATGATGGCTTCATGAACGGGTCGAACTGAACGAAGGTCAGCGACAGCTCTTCAAGCTCCGCCCCACGGCGGCTCAGTTCCGTGTTGATGGTGCCCGGGCGCATCAGCCAGCGATGCTGCAGACGGGGGTCGGACTGCTCTGGCCGCTCGGCGATCATGTGCGACAGCTCGATGGAAACGAGGTAGTCCATCGGCAGCCCGAAAGTCCCGTCGACGTGCGCGACCTGGTCGCACTTCCCCTCGAACCACCTCTTCACCGAGCCCAGCTTGTCGTCGAACGTCGTGATGCGCAGTTCGACCTGTTCCGTGCCGCCAAGGCGGTCCATGTTCATCGCGCCCAGCGGCACCGCCTCGCCGGTGATGCTGTAGGGGCTGAAACCAGCGTCGACAGCGAAGAGGTTGAAGCCGTCAGGCCCGCCGATGGACGACTTGCTGGCGGTGAACTCGGTCAGGTGCACATAGAAGAGGTTCTTCCATGACTTGCCCGCAAGGGCCGCGCGCATGGCAAGTTCGCGGTAGTCCGCCATGCTGGACAGGCCACCAAAGACAGGGGCCTCACCCCAGGTGGCCGGCGGCGGATCGAAAGGCTTCCGCTTGGTGACCAGCGGGGCCGGCGCAATCACCTTGGGTGCGACCTTGCCGTTCACCTTGCCAACGGCCTTGCGTGCGCTTTCCGCGGCCGACTGCCGGCTCGACAGTTGGCCCAGCGCCAGGTTGAGCCCGTCCTTCTTCAGGCTGGGCAGCACCGCGAGCGCAGCCTTCGGGCCCTGCGCGATTCCCTTGGTGAGCGCGCCCAGCGCCGTGCCGCCCAGCAGGCCCGAGCCGATGCCGGTGGCGGACTGAATCGAGGAACCGGCGCGGTCCGCGATCACGGAGCGGGTGCGGTCGATGACGCTCACGCGGCCACCTTGGGTGTGCGCTTCACCTTGGCCTTGCCCGGTGCCCCTTGCTCACCGGTCGGGCCGTCGGCCGCGCCGTCACCACCCTCTCCGCCCTCACCTGGCGCTGACCCGTCCGGACTGGCCGGTTCATCTCCCGGGAATCCGCCTCCGAAGCCGCCACCCCCGAAACCGCCCGCGGCCTCGCGCGCAGCAGCCTCCTTGATCGCCTTGGCCATGGCCTTCGCGTACATCTGCGCGTCCTTGGCGTCCAGGGCCATTTCCTTCTCCAGGAAATTGGCGATGGCTGGCTCGTCCAGGCCCAGGTCTTTGACCTGCGCCATGGCCGTGGCCAACAAGGTGCCGGCATCCCGCTTGTCGCGCGAGGTGCGCTCGTTCTCGGCCGCCAGCGCGCTGATGTTCCCTGCGAAGTTGATCTGCCAGGGCTGATCGGCGGAGCTGAACTCCAGGCCGTGTTTCATCAGCGCGTGCACTGAGGTGCAGTGGTCGAAGAATGGCGTCAGCGCCGCACGGACGGCGCGCGAGCGCTCTGCGGACTGGGCGCTGACGCGGAAGAACCCCTCCCCGCCGAAGCCACCGGCCAACTGGTCGCTGAAGCCCAGCGCGGACAGGTCCAGCCCCATGCCGCCGGCCAGGAAACGGGCGTTCATCATCACGTCCTCGATGGTGAGGCTCGCGGGCCGCTGGCCTGGCGACTCCGCGCGAATCTCCGCGACCTGCTTCTCTCCCGAAGTCGGGATGAAGTGGAAGATCTTCCCGAAGACCGGTTTGCCGCGCTTCACCACGGCGTTGATGTAGGCGTTCGTCCGCTCGAACATCTCCACCAGGCTCTTCTTGAAGGTCTTGCGCTGCTCCGGGGACATGCCCGTCTGCTGCACGCCGACCATCACTTCGGCGATGGAGTCCTGCACGCGCTGGCCCGTGAGGCCTGCCCACGAGGCAGCGAACTTGTCGTAGGCGCCTTCTACGCCGTCAAGGAATGAGCCGCCAGCCACCGCAGGCACGGCCGGCAGCCGTCGAACGTCGTCCTCTCGAAGGCTGACGCGGACGGACTTCTCCATCACGCGGCTCTGGGGCACGTACATCTTGCGCGGCATCTTCACGCGCGCCATCTGCAACACGGTCAGCTTCTCGAAGTACCTCTCGCCGGTGGCGACGGTGAACCCGATGGTGGTGTTGCCGCGTTCGTAGGCCTGCACCAGTGACGGAAGCACCAGCTCGTCGACGTAGATGTCGCGCAGTCCTTCCCCCGGCGTTGAGTACAGGCGGCCGTAGGCATCGCCGTAGCCGATGGCATTGATCGTGACGGTGGGCGCGATCAGGTTGAAGATCGGCTCCAGGTCTTTGGCCAGCGACTCCACGAAAGCCGCGAGCTTCTTGTCCTTCTTGGCCTCGGGCGTGGCTTCGATGAAGATCATCTTGCCCATGGACTCGTGCCCGCCCAGGGCCGCGGTCGCATGCAGGCTGAGCCCGGACATGATCACCGTGTCGGCCATCATGTCCTGCCACTTCTCGTAGATCTGCTGGCGGCTGCGGAGCTGGCGGTGCTGAGTGCCGGCCAGGGCCTGGAGCGAGACCGGATCGGCCAGCCAGTCGTCCCAGCCGTCCTGCATCGGCGATGCCGGGCGGCGATCCACCAGCGCCGGCTCGCGCCGCCCGACATGCTCGGGGGCGCCCTTGCCTTCGAACCAGCGTGTCACTACGGAGCCCAGGCGCTTCAGGGGCGCGCTGGGCGTGGGGTCGCCCTTGGGCTCGGTTGCCATGCAAGCAGTGTCGGGGCCGATCTGACACCAGGCGGGGGCACTTTCCGCCGCGACGCACCGGCTTGACGGCTTTAGCGTGAGCGCTCACAATTATGGCTCAGGAGCCTGTTGTGACTGCCACCCTGCACCCCATCGTCCACGACATCGAAGGCGCCATGCTGTGGTGCGGACCGGCAGCCATCGCGGCCATCACCGGACAGCCGACCTCCGTGATCCATCGCCTGGTCAAGATCGACCGAGGCAACACCAAGGCGGTTCGCGGGATGTTCCACGGGGAACTGCATCGGGTGATGCGGCGGCTGGGCTACGAGGTCCACACCTGCGTCATCGGCTGCTCACGTATCGAGCACTTCGCGCAGTTCAACCGCGCCGAGTTTCAAGACCGGCCGATGATCGCGGCCACGGCCGATCACTACTTCGTGCTGTTCCAAGACCGCTTCGTGGACAACGGTGCGCGCTTGGGCGTCCCGATTGGGCCCAGGGTGGTTTCTGGCGACGTGGAGCGCGGATGGACATTCCACCAGGTCGCGGAGCCGGACATCCCGCCCGACCGCGACGTGATAGACCGCGACGGCCTCAACGCCATGACCAAGGCGCGCCGGCTGGCCGCGAAGCACGACATCGTGATCGAACTGATCATCCCAGGCCACTGGCAGGTGTGGTGCCCCTACCTCGTCGACGACGATCCCCACGAGGGTCGTAACGACTGCGACTCCCGCCAGGAGGTGCTGGCCAAGGTGGAAAGCTACGTGCACCATCTGACGAACGGCTACCTCGAAGAGGTCAACCCCGTTCTGTTCGAACAGCAGCGCGCAGCATGAGCGACAAGCCGCCACCGAACTGGCCTTTCCCGACGTGGAAGGGCAAGCCGATCAAGCGGCCCGAGCCGGCGCCGGCCGAACCTCCTCATGCACCCGCGCGCAAGCGCCCGGGCGGGCCAGCGGTCAAGGTGCCGTGGCCGTACTGATGACCCTTCTCCAGCGACGCCGAAACCGGCGTGTGCGCTATCTACGGCCTGATGCTGACTAGCCCAGAATCAGCAACCCAACCAGAGGAAACCCAAAGAATGGATGCCGCTGATCTCGAATTCATGTCGTGGGACTTGACGACGCCCCTTCTGAGAATCTACATGTCCGAACACGTCCGGACAACGGACGAGGAAGAAGAGGCCGCGTCGCTTGCCGCTCTCGAAGCAGCCGGCGACGTGCTCAGTGGCATCGCTGACCATGCCGAAGATGACTCCAAGCCTGCGGAACTGTTTCTGTTGGCTGTGCTGGCCATTGAGGCCAGCTACAAAAGCAGCCGTCAAGCATGGCGCAGTCGGAATGGCACACGTGCCGGATATGGTCCGTCCAGCGACGATCGAATTCTGATCGCCTTCTCCGCTCTCTTCAGAGAGCTGACGGGTGTTGATGTCGTTCCTCATTCAAAAGCCGGCGTTCTGCTTTTCGCCGCCGCGAGGGCTTGCATATCTCTCCATGCTGAGATAGCAAGCAGATTCACGCTGAGCGACGGCGGATGGGACACCCTGTGCAGCCTAGACGAGGAAGTAGTAGCTTCGGCGCTTGCCAAGATCTGATGAGGTCCTGAGCAAACCGCTTGACGCCAGAGCCGTGAGCGCTAACCATTCTCCTTCCAGCAGCCCATTGCCTGAGTGCTCATGCCCACCAAGATCAAAGACTCCATCCTGACCATCAGCGCCCAGGGAAAGCTGACTCGCGCCGGCGTCGAGACCCTTGAACAGGCCTTTGCCATGTCGGACGCCGACCTCATGGGCTTGGTAGGCATAGGCGATGCGACCGTCCGGGAACTCCGAGACATCGAGAAGACGATGGAGAAGGACCGCCGCGGCAACTCGCTGGAGATCATCGAAGGCGAGCGCCGCCCGCCCGTGCGGCATCCTCGCCGGCCAGCTACCGCGCACGAGTCCGTGACCTTCGCCCGACAGGCCGCCGTCGAGTTGCGCACGCGCCTTGCTGCAGCTCGCGCCGTGGCCGATCCCGTTGCAGCGCAGGTGCTGCTGCCGCTGCTGGAGGCGTCAGCCGGTCTCGAACAGAAGTTGTCGGCCCTGGAGCTGGCGATGGAGACCTCAAAGTGAACGAATGGCTTCCGTTGCGGCAGGACGGGACCATGCCCAGGCTCGCTGCCATCGGCCATTCGGCGACGACGGTGACAATGTGGCGGCTTGGTGGTTCCATCAGAGAGGTTCCAGTCGTTGATGTTCCAAAGCATCAGACTGAAGGCTGGCGATTCGCTGACCGCCAAGAACTTGATCGCTACAGGAGGGCCGCCCACAAGGACCAGCCCGAAATGTGGGCGCAACGATCAACAGATGATCTGAGGGAACTGTTCTTGGTCGACAGACTGGCGGCCATCCGTCGCGTCGAGGCGGCACAAGCCGAGTACCAATCCTGGATTCCAGAGTCAGTTCGAGCATGATCAGACCCGTCACCGGCAAGGCCGTACCCGCCAAGGACCGCACCGCCAAGCGCCTGCAAACCCTCCGCGATGGCGGCGGGGACAAGTTCCCGGTCTATATGCCTGGTGAGACCTTCGGCAACCTGCTGTACATCATGGGTGAGCTGGGCACCAGCAACAAGACGGAAGCTGTGTGCGCGGCCGTCGATGGATTCGCAGCCAAGCTGAAGGCCGCCGAGAAGCGGAAGGCTGGCCAGTAAGCCCGGAAAAGCACAGGGCCTCGAATTACCCGGGGCCCCGCAGGTGCATCACCTAGTTGATTGAGGCCTTTGGCCGATCAACTGATCGTCGTCGCAGTTTGCGCCACAAGATCATCCATCCAGCTCTGAACTCCAGGATGATGAAAGCCGAGACAAAGGCGAGACCGACTTGATTCAGATGGCCGCTAGGCCCAGGCGGAGCTTGGGCTCGATGCCACTCTTCAACCATGGAAACGGCCAGTGCTGCGGCAGCGACTAGTCGAAACATCATCGTCATGGTGTTCTCCTTACGGCAGACACCGCGGTGCGAAAGACCTGCAACTTGGCCCCCCATGAGCAGGCGGTTACCGCTTGCTCGTTGAGGCATTACCATGGTCACTACTCGGTTCTCCTGAGTAGGCAGGCGGCTAGTCCCATCGCGGCGGCCGACTAGCCTGGAAAGGCCCTGGGCTCCTACCCCCAGGGCCTTTTCGCTTGCGTGTCCAGCACGCTAAGGTGGGTTTTCTAGTTTGGCAACCCATTGGTATGGGGGGAATGGATTCACTAGATCCAATAGGCTGGATTAATCAGTCAAACAGCCGTGCGCCCCAGCATGTCGCTGTCCGCCATGTCCTGCAGCACCCCGTCCCCTTCCAGGTCGAACCCGCTTGTGCCGACGATGTACGTCCCTCGGTACATGTCCTTGAACGCCTCGGCCATCACCAGCGTTTCCGCCACCGACTCGCCGCGATAGGCCGCGGCCACCGCCGGCATCCCGCTCGATCCGAACTCGTAGCCGGCGCCCGCCAGCGCCTCCTTCACTGCCCACCAGTAGGGCCCGAACTCGACGTGGCGCTCCGGGTAGGACAGCATCCGCTCGCCGATCACCCGCAGTGCGTTCGCCAGGAACGTGCCAGGCTTGCCGCTCGCCGAAAAGGCGGTCTCCATCGCGGCCAGGCGGTCGGCGGCGTCCTCGATCTTGAAGTTCTCGAACATGGTTCCCTCGCTCAGCGGCGGCCGTACTCGGTCTTGCCTGTGGACTTGACGATGTGCAGTTCTTGCCCTGCCCTCGGGAAAGCTTCGACAAGGGCAAGCCAGGCCTTGAAGGTCACGTTCCAGCAGCCTGCCGGCTCGCCGTTGACGATAGGCCCGCCGCGGCCGTCCCAGATGGCTCTGCCACCCTCCCGTTGAGCGATTGACTTGATGTGGTCCTTCCACTCGCGCGTGTTGCCGGTGATGCCGACCAGGCGGTTCGGGTCTTCGGCTGGCACCGCAGCAGGCTCGGGCGCAGGTGGATTCTCTCCTCCAGACTCGGGCGCTTTCGCGGCTTGCTCGGCGCGCCGAATGGCCTCGATAGCAACGCCCAGGGCGTGGCCACTGTTGTAGTCGATTGACCGGAGGTACAGCAGCGCGTTCGCGGTGTATTCGGGCACCAGTGACAGGTCGTAGGCCGGGAAGGCTTCGTTCTGCAGCCATGCCCGCGCACGGTCCATCAGATCGGCTTCGCTCGTCGCGCCGGCTATCACGGCCTCATTGAAGTCGGCCCGCTTTCCGTTCATCAGAGCGTACTGAGGCTTCGAGTAGAGGCCGACATTGAGCACCTCGAAGTCGGTCGGCGTGATCTTGACCTTGTTCGCGAGCGCGAAGGCGACGACCTCTTTCCAGAGCCGATCCGTTGCGTGCGCGTGGTCCTCTTCAACTGCTACTGTGCTGTCGCACTGGAATGTCAGCGACCGGCCCCCAGCACCGCTTGTGGATACCACCACCGCGGCCTGCTGTTTGACGATCATCGCCACGACGCGGGCGCCCTCGGGAACATCGTTCGGCAGGACCACGCTGAAGTACGGAGCCGGCAGGAAGTAGCGCGCAGCGCTGTAGCTGATCAGCAGCGGCTTGGTGCGCCGCTGGGCCACCTCGGGGACCACGGTGGAGAACAGGAACACGGCGCTCGACGACGGGAAATCACCGACCTCACCGATGGCGTCTTCGATCTTTGCCGCGCGGGTGATCATCTCGTCGTAGCCTGCCGAACCAGGCAGCACTGGCGTCGCCTTGCGCAGCTCGTCGGCCACAGCCACCTGCTTGATCTTGCCGTCCTCGCTGAGGTACTGCACCACCATCCCGCTGGTGCTGGTGCGCACCACACCCAGGAAGCCGGCGCGCTCCACGAAGGCGCCGACACAGATCACCTTGCCGTCGATGATCGCTGCCTCGCCTGCATCAGCTCGCGCCAGCACGGCGGTGCTGTAGCCGCCTTCCTGACCAGACAGCGCGGCGAAGTCCTTGCGGCTGGCTTCGATCATGGAGTTGGCCAAGTCCACTTCGGACCTCCACTCGTTGCCGATGCCATCGGCATCAGACACCTTGATGTCTGCGACGTGGCCATCCCGGAAGGCCGCCGCGACGGTGCTGGCGACTGTCTCCCCGCGCTTGACGTAGGCGGTGGACTTGCGGATGAAGGTGTCCAGGTCCATTGGTTGGCCTGGGGTCACTCGACCATAGTTGTTCGTGTACGGCTTGCCCGTGATGGTGACGGACTCGTTGATCAGCCTGGCCAGCGCATCGCGGCGGGCCTGCAGCTCGGCCAGAAGGTTCTGGTTCTTCACCAGCGCGCTGGCTGTGGCCTTGGGGTTGGCCAGGCGATCCTCGACGTTGCTGATCTGCGCCTTGATGGCCACCAGCGCGGCCAGTTTGTCCGCGGCCCAGGCCTTGGCCGTGGGGTACTTCGCGAGGAACTGGCGCTGAGCCTTGACCGTCGCCAGATTAACGGCCTGCTTGCCCTGCGTCGACGTGGCGCGCTGCAGACGCTCCGCCGCTTCGGCGCGCGCCTGGATCCGGCCCATGGCGTCGCTGTCGCCAACGCTGTCGATCAAGGCTTCGAGTTGCTCGCGCGTCAGGCCTCCAGCAACAGTCACGTTGTTGTCGCCGTCGGGGTCCATCACCGACTCAATCCAGTCGGACTTCTTGCCGACCAGCGTGCGCTTGTAGCAGTCGAAAGTGCCGTCTCCGTCGTAGTGGTAGCTGCGGACGAGGTCCGTTTCGTTGCCCTGCCGCCGGCCGCGGCCATCGCGCTGGGTGAGGCTGTCCGGCGTCCAGCCCAGCGTCAGGTGATGGATGGCCTGCGTGCCCTTCTGCAGGTTGATGCCAACCTCACCCTTCTCGTTCATGATGACGACGCGGTACTTGTTGGACTCGCCCTCCGCGTTGAAGCCGTCCTGCACCTCCAGGATTTCCTCGGGCTTGCCGTTGACCTTGCCGGTGATGATGGCGATGGAACTGGACGACACGCCGCAGCGCTTGACCAGCAGCCGCTTGATCTTCGAGTGCAGTGGCAGCGCATCGCAGAAGATCAGTTGCCGCACGCGGCCACTGGGCAGGCCGTTGACGCGGCCACGGGGGTTCGCTTCCTCAAACTGGAAGTTGGCGATCAACGCGGCCAGCTTCGGCGGCACGCTCACGTCGAAGTCGATCCCGGCCTTGTCGGCCATGGCATCGAAGGCGGCCTGAACATCGGCCTGCATGGTGTCCAGCACCACACGGCTACCGTCCACCTTGGCCAGCGCCTTGACGCGGAGAAGTTCGATTTTCTCGTCGCCGTCCTTGCGCGTCTTCTTGCCGACGATGGCCTCGCCGCTGGTGTGCGGGCCGGCGCGTGGTCGATCCTCGGTCGGAGCCTTGGCGTTCCAAGCCTTGACGAGGTCCGCCACCTTGTCGGCCTGGGCTGGGCTGAACGTGTAGAAGCTGGCGCGCTCGTCAAGTTCCGGGTCCGCGATCAGAAGGGCCATCTTGCTGATCAGGTTGAAGGGGTGGCCGATCAGTGCCATCGGCTCGCCGAAGCGCTCGACGACGCGGTCGTAGGCTTCCTCGCTCCCGCCTCGGTCCGCCTTGCCGCTGAGCGTGTCGATGGCAAAGCGGAAGGCCTGCTTGTACTCGACCAGGCGCTCGGTGGTTTCAGCAGGCAGCGTCACCTTGGTGGGTGTGCTGTCGCCACCCGGCATGACGATCTGCTCACCCACCTGCTCCGCGGTCCGTGCCGTCACGGCGGACTGCAACGCCACGCGCAGCACGTCCACGTTGTTGAGCCCCACGAAAACGTCGTAGGGCTTGACCTGGCCGTCCAAGGTCTCTTCGTCGCGGTTCTCCAGTTGGCACATGACTTCCATGAAGTCGTCGGCCCCGCGCACCCCCATCATCAGGTTGTTGAGCTTGGCGTCGCCGATGGCCAGCGACAGCATGGAGTAGATCTCCAGCGGCGAGTTGGTGATCGGCGTGGCCGTCAGCAGGATCACACCGTCGTTGCGCTTCGAACTGCGGCGAACCCACCAGGCCTTTGCCTGGGCGTCCAGGCCGCGACCAGAAGGCTCGGCCAGGCTGAGGAACTTGCCGCCCTTGAAGTCCACGGTGCCGCGGCTGTTCTTCAGCATGTGGCCCTCGTCGATCAGCAGACTGTCGACCCCCAGGTCTTCGAAGAACGGTGCGGCAACGCTCTTTCCGGGATTGCTGGTGAGTTGCTCGATCACCTGCGCACGTAGGCTCTTAGTCTTCTCGTCCTCCTTCTTGGAGTCGCTGCTGGCATAGGTCGCGTCAACCTCGGCGAGGTAGGCGTCATAGGCCTCGGCCGTACTGTCGCGCAGGCGGAGCCGGAAGAACGCTTCGAAGGTGACGAAGACCTTGCGATGGCGGTTCTCCAGGATCCGGTTCAGGTCCGCATCGTAGGAAGACGGATCGGTCTTGAGTTCCCCGGCCTTGTCGGCTTTCAAGCCGACGTAGAGGCAGTCGTCGGTACTGCTGTAGACCCGGGCCGCCTCCTTGCGCCAGTTCGACAGCACGGAGTTCGGGACCACGATCATCGTCTTCTGCTTGGTGCCGATGGCGTGCGCATGCTGGGCAGCGATCAGGCCCTGCGAGGTCTTGCCCAAGCCGACATCGTCGCCGTTGATGCCGCCGAATTCGCGGCCCATCTTGCGAACCCAGGCCGCTTGGTAGCCGTGGGTCTTCCACGCCGGGTTGAGACCCGGGATGTCCAGCGGCGAGTCGTCATCGACCTGGCGGAAGTAGATGCGCCGCGGATCGTTGGCCAGGTCGGACAGGCGCCCCATGATGATCGGGTTCGCCTTCGCCCAGGAGTTGAACTGCGCCGCCGCGGTCGAGGCGATGGCGCGCAGCGACTTGATGGCCTCCTGTTCGTTGCGAACGTCGATGCCACCGAGGGTGAGCCGGTTGCCGCTGAGGTAAAGCGCGAACCGGCGGAGCAACTTCTCGCGCTCCGTCTTCGGGCCGCCGACGAACTCGATGGTGATGATCGGGGCGCCGGTCTTCTCGTCGAACGCCACCGCGAACCGGGGATCGACGAAGCGGCGCAGGAACTCCGCGCGCTCTTCCATCGTCACGAACGGGGTAAACAGCGTGAAGTGCATCGCCGACGGATCGCCGCGCAACAGGCGCGACTCGGCCGCCTGCTTCTGGCGCAGCAGCTTGGACCGCACCATGTCGTCGGTGGCGCCGGCGATGTCGGCGTTGATGCGCTCCAGGAAGTCCGCGTAGTTGCCGACGTAGTAGTCGTCCGCCTTGGCCACGCTCTGGCCGTCCGCGCTGACGCACCAGTCATCGCCCGCCAGCGAATCGAAGTCCGCGCCGTACACCGCCTTGGCGCTGGCCAGCGGAATGAACGCCCCGCCGCCGGACTGATAGCGCTCGGCCTCGAACTTCTGCGCCTCCGTGCGGGTGTCCGCGGCCACTGCCACATCGCCGCGCCACACCGCCGAATAGCCGCCTGCGTGGCTGTAGTGGACGCCGATGTTTCGGATCGCCGACTTGACCGACGCCGGCAGCCCTGCGAGCGGCTTCTTGGCGTCCGCGGCCACACGCATCATGGCCTCGGACAGGGCCGGGTAGCCCTCCAAGTAGTTGAAGCCCGACTCCTCGGCCTGCCGCTCGTCGCGGGCTTGGTCGATGGCCAGGCCAACAATCGAGGTCATCCACGCCGACTCGCGCGCGCCGGCCTGCACCCGCTGAAGCTGGGCCAGGAGGCCGCGCAGCCAGTCGGGCACGTCCAGCGCCTGCGCGCTGTCCACCATGGCTTGGTGGGCCTGCTGGGCCTCGCGGTACAGGATGCCCGCATTGACCGCGCCCAGCGGTGTGCTGAGCTTGGCGATGGTCTCGGACAGCCTGGCCGCTGAGTCGTCGTCGGCACTGGACTGCAGCACGCGCCAGCGGCCACCGACCATCTGAAGCGTCTGGCCAGCGTGCGCGATGGTGTCGCCGTCGCGGTAGATCGTGGGCACGGTCTCCGCTGCATCGAGCGCCGCCCAGTCGATCCGCGATTCGGGGAACCGATGCAGCAGCTTGGCGATCTCCGCGACGCTGAGCTCGGAGTTCAGTACATCACGCTCGCCGAAGCGGCCTTTCGCTCGCGCCGGCGTACCCAGAACGAAGCGCAGGCCCTCGCCGGCGAAGTAAGTGCCGCCGATGAACTTCTGCCAGATGACCTTCGCGTCGATCAGCGCCTGGGGGTTCTGCTCCCGCAACTCAGCGATCTTGTCCAGCACCGGCCGCTTGAACTTGCGGAAGACGATCAGGTCCGTCATCGTGTCCGCGGCAGCGGTCCCGAAGACCTTGTTGGGCAGCCTGTAGGCGCCCATGAACTCGGCAAGGTAGCTGGTGCGCTGGCGCAGGGACTCTTCCTTGCCGCCCTTGCCGGACATGCACCGCGGCGGCGTGATGAAGGCCGCGAGGCCGCCCGGGCGGAGCTTCTCCAGGCCGCGCAGGATGAAGTAGTTCTGGATCGGCTCGTCGCGGTAGCGCGTGTCCTTGAACTGGTTGCCGCCGCGGTCAGACACCTCGCCGAAAGGCACGTTCGAGATGACCGCGTCGTAGGTCTCGTCCGGGGTCGCCGCGGCCACCTGCTCGAATGGCGCGATGGTGGTCTTGTATCCAGGACCGTCGTTCACCAGTTGGTTGACCCGGCCGGAGGTCTCATTCAGCTCGACCGCATCGACGGCGGCGTTCACCGGAGCGGTGGCGCCGAAGACGCCTGTCGCGCTGCACGGGTCGAGCACGTTGCCGCCCTCGAAGCCCATATCGCGCAGCAGAGCCCAAGCACCCTCGGCTATCGGCTTCGGGGTGTAGTACTCGTAGGCGCTGCCCTTCTTGCCGTCGGCGCCCACCAGGTTGCCGCCGGTACCGCTGTACTTGGCCAGCACCGCCTTCTGATCGTCGGTCAGCTCGCCGATCTCGCCGGCATCGACCGCCTTGATCAAGGCCATGGCCGCTGCGTTGTCGCGCTTGCGCTGGGCCGGTTTGCGGTCGTCGTCGAAGTCGAAGAACTGCGCGGTGCTGGTCCGCTCAGCCGACACCTCCGGCCGCGGCTCTATGTCGTTGGCCGCCACCTGGTTCGGTACGGCCTGGCCCAGCGCCACGCGCAGTTCCAACAGTCGACGTGCGAGTTTCAGGCGCTCCATGAGGGGCGGCGACTTGCTCAGCGCCAGGCGTACCTCCAACAGGTCGCGCGTCAGCTTCAGTCGCTGCAGCGGGGACAACTCGGTGGGCGCGATGGCGACCGCATCGAGTGCGACCAGCGTGTTGGTGGAGACACGCGGGCCGCCGGCCTCGCTCTTCAGTGCGGACATGGATTTCCTCTGGTGGGGGTCGCCTCGCTGCTCTTTGCGCGCGAGCGCAGGCGCTATGGGCTTGAGTGTCCTGACAGCGGATGCCGCGATCCGCCGGCGTTACCGAACGTCAGTTCCCGTAGTCCACGGCCACGACGCGACCGTCGAAGGTCAGCAGCTTCATGCCGTCGCGCTGATGGCGCCGCTGCTGTAGGTCAGGATCGCGGCCTCCACGGCGCGCTCGATCTCGCTGTCACCGGGCCAGCGCGCAAGCGCGCCTTCGATCTCGTCGGACAGCTCGGGCTCCAGCATGCGCGGGTGCGTGCCGGCGGTGATCTGCGCGAGCATGGCGAGGTCGGCGTTGCGAGACCCTGCGCCCTGGCCGAGCGCGTCCTTCAGGCGGGTGTGGAACTCGGCCGCGGTGGTGATCGGCTGCGTTTGGACAAAGACACGCAGCCGGTCGCGCACCATGCCGGCGAAGTGCTCCGGCTCGCCGAGGACGAAGATCGTGCCGCTGTCGATGGCTTGGACGGTCTGGGCCACGGCTGCGCTGTAGCCCTGCCAGTCCGTCTCGGACTGGGCCAGAAGGTCAGATGCCTGGCCGCGCATGGCTTCAGCAACCCTATCGGCAAGCGCGGGCAGGTCCGAGTGTTGAACGGCGACCGTGGCCACGGACGGCTCGGACGGCAGAGGAGCTTCCTGCTGCTGGGCTTGATCCTTGGCCCTCACCACGCTGAGCGGACGCGGCTGGAAGTGCAGATCCAGTTCCACCCCGTGTTGCACCAGCTCGCGGATGCTGATGTAGCCCATCTCCCCGCCGTCGCCGTACAGATCGGCCAGGCCGAAGGCCTGATCGACGCCGCCGTCCACGTCCTTCTCGGTGATCCACCAGTCGCCGCTGCCCTTGAAGTAGTGGAGCCACACCACTGCGGCATCGCCCATCCCGTCCTGTTTGTATGTGGCCGGCATGGCGTCGATCAACTTGGCCATCTCGATGGCCTTGTCGACGAAGTACTGCCCCTCCTCCCCCTCCATCAGGCCGCGCATCGTGCTGAACTGCGCGCTGCTGAGGAAGGGCTTGATCGAGGTCAGGGCCTTGATCCCGTCCGCGCGCGTGGCCGGAACGGGCACCGCCTCCCGGGCCGCACGCGCCTGCTGAAGCGCCCGGGCCGCCGCCAGCTTGTCGGCCGCGCTCGCCGCTGATGCAATGGCCGCGCGAAGGGCCGCCAGGTCGGGCACTGCGTCCAGAACCGCGCCCGAAGCGGTGGACCTCAGCGCGTACCGCCAGATGCTGCGCCACTGGGAGTAGCTGACGGTAGCTGCGATCTTGTGGAAGTAGTCCTCGTACTTCTGGCGGCACAGAGCCTCCTGTTCTGGTGTCAACTCCACCGCGTCGAAACGCAGCAGTTCGAGGGCGGTCTTCATCTCGGCAGCGCTCCTGGCTTCCAACTCGGCCTGGGCGCTCTTGCCATCGGCACGGTTGATGGGCTCGTTCGTGGTCAGGGTGTCGAGCGCCACCTCGAGCGCGACGACCGCGGCGCTCACGCTCGGCCGATCTTCCAGCTCTGGCATGTGGGCCCCTGCCGCGTCCAGCACCTGCAGGATCTCGAAGTCCAGCCCCTCGATCTCGGCGAAGTTGACCCCGCCGTCGGCGCTCGGCATACTGCCAACGTCGTCGAGCTTCGGCTCGACGGCCGAAGGCACCTCGCCCCCGGGTTCTGGACCCGGGTAAACCGAGGTGCCTTTTGTTCTTTCAGCCCACAGGCCGTGCATCTCGTCGGCCAGCTCGTAAGCGGTGAGCACCTTCTGGCCCCGCATCGACTCGCCAACGGAGACGCCGGCCGTCACCGTCATGTCGCCGAGGTTGACGGCCGCCGCGAAGTAGTAGAAGGCGGTGATGCCATCCGACCGTTGCTTCGTGCTCTGTTGTCCACCCAGGTAGGTACCCCGCAGGATGTGGGGAACGTAGGGGACAAGCCGAGGCTTGAGGCCCTCCTTCGAGAACCCGGCGCGCATCTTCTCGGAGGTCTTGCCTGTGATCAGCACGGGGCCGATCACCGTTTCCACTGACCGACCCTGCAGCAGCTTCAGGTAAGCCTTGCCGGCCAGCCGCTGGTCGCCGCTGGCGGCTTCCACCAGGCGCGCCCATGTCGCAGCCGGATCGGTAGGCAGACCCGCGGCTTCGCGCTCAGCGAGGATGGCACGCGCGAGTTTGAGCTTGACGGTGGCGCTGGGCGCGCCCGCGAGCAGGGACTTCAGGTCTTCGTCCATTGGTCGGTCAGGCCTCCGCGGCCTCCAATTCGGCCCAGTGGTCGATGGCCTGGCCGGCCAGCGTGTCAATGTCGCCAGCCAGCAGGCCGTCGGCTTGCAGCTTCGCCACCGTGGCCTCGATCTTGTCCAGCAGGTCAGCGGCCTCCAATGCGTCGTGCGCGCCGGCGCTGACCTCGCGCAGGAACTGCGTCTCGGCCGATTCCACCGCCACCGGCGGGACCACTGAAGGCTCAGGCTCCGCCACAGCCGGCACTTCGACGACCGTGGGCGCTTCGAGCGCAGCGGCAGCCTGAGCCGCGGCAGCCGCATCGGCCTCCGCCTGCACACGCGCCGCTTCCGCCTCCGCGGCCTGTTTCGCCGACTCCACTGCCGCGGCAGCCGCTGCTTCTTCGGCCTGCTGCTTGGCCAGCAGGTAGCCCGGCACGTCCAGGCCCCAGAGCACATACACCGCGGTAGTCGGCTCGTAGCTTGACGCAGCCTTGTTCTTGAGGTCGTTGGCATCGGCCGCGGCGATCATCGCGGTGGCCTCGTCTTCGGTCTTGCCGAGGTCGACGAGGACGTGCTTGACCTCGGCAATCCAGTCGGCGAAGCCATCAGGCTCCGGCACGTTGGCCGCGGCTGCCGCCGGCGCCGGTTCGACGATGGGCTCGTCCACCACCGGCGCGGGCACCACTTGGGGCTCCGGTTGCGCGGCCGGCTGCGGGTCCGGCTGGACGGCTGCTGCCGCCGCTTCCTGCGCGCTCTTCTGGGCCAGGAAGCTGATCAGCCCCAAGTCGATGCCGGCGGCCAGTTCCTCAGGAGTGCGCGACAGGTCGTCGCTCATGAAGAACCCGGTCACCCCCATGATCTCCCACGACACGGCCACCACGTTGCGGCCCGAGCCGATGTGCGTCATGCTGGTGACTGCGAAGTAGTTGCCCTTTCCCATAGGCGCGCCGACCTCGGCCTCCCAGCCGAGCGCGCGCAGTGCGTTGCGCACCGCGACGATCCGGCGGCTGAACATGTCGTCCAGTTCGTCCTGCCAGTACAGCAGCGCTTCCTCGCCGGCCGCATGGATCAGCGCGTAGTTCGCCGCGGTCGTCGGATCGAAGTTGCCTCGCTTCCAGAGCGGATTGGCCGCCAGCGCCGCCCGGTCGGCCACTGCCGCGCGCTCGGCCTCCACCTGCACCAGCAGGCCGCGCAGCACCTCCTGGCGCTCGGCCAGCTTGCCTTTGAGGGCCGTCAGCTCGGCCATGGTCTCGGCGCGCTTTGCGTTGGCCTTCGCGAAGGCTGCCGAGTTCTTCTCGGCCAGGCGCATGATCCGGCGCGCGACCTCGCGCAGGTTCAGGTCGGATCCCGACTCCGGCGCCACCACGATGGTGATGTCCTTCTTGTTGAGCTGCCACTTCCAGCTCACAAGCTCATCGGCTGGGCTGAGCATGTTGGGCGTGCTGTCCGGGTTGTGGAACCACACCGTGATGGTTTGCCCGTCGCTCAGCTCGTAGATCACCGCCACGTGCGCGCCACCGAAGCGGCGCATGGGCTCGCTGATCTGCATGGCGACAGGCTTCACCTCGCCCGCGGCTGCCTCCATGATTCGCTGCAGCGACAGCATCTTGGGCTGGAGCCGGCCGGCAATCGTGACCAGCGCGTCGAGCACGACCAGTTCCTGGCCCTCGACCACGTCGGCCATGGTCATGGCGTCGAGCGTGAGGCCGTCCGCGGCGTCGTCCAGACGGATTTCGTACAGCACCGACGCGAGCGTGCGACCGGAGGCCGGCATCGCGGCCGAATCCCAGAAGACGCGGCCGAGGTTGGTTGAGTTGGGCATGTCGTTCTCCGCAGGGACAGCGTCAGGGGTCAGTTCGATGGTGGTGTCACCGCTCTTCAGCCAGCGCTTGAGCTGCGTCGCGGTCATGGGGATGGGCTCGCCGTAGCGATCCCAGCCGGGGCTGTAGCTGGCGCGGTAGGCACTAACCGCGGCCTCGGCATCGGGGAACCCGACCAGCACCTTGTGCTCGTCGAAGCCGCCGAGGTGGTCGCGTTGGTTGAGCACCCAGGCCTGGGGCGACTCAGGGAACGGACCGATGAAGATGTCTACCGCGTCCCCGTCCGCTCCGACGGTGCCAAGGATCTCGCCGTAGTGCGCAGCCATGACGTTGCGCCACGACCTGCCGTCGGGATCGGTTCCCTCGCGCACGGTGTGCGCCGGGTTCTCGATGCGCAGCGTCAGGCCGTGCCAGCCGATGGTGCCCTTGGCGTAGTTGCCGGCCATCTGCTGGGCCAGCGTGGGCTGCCGGCGCCTGTTCCACGTGCTCGTGGCAGCGCAGTGCGCGCCCGTCATCGCGGCAGCGAACTTGTCGCAGCCGTCGAGCTGGGCGCGCACACCGGAAGCAAAGCGCTTGGCGTCGGGCATGCGGCAGTGTCGCCACGCGCCGCCTGCTGTTCGACGCGGCTTACCGGTCAGCGATTGGCGGAAAGTGGAGGGTTCGAACCTCCGCGGCGCTTGCGCACCGGCCTCGGCTTAGCAAGCCGGCCCCTTGCCACTCGGGCAACTTCCCATGTGTTGGCGGACGGTGTAGGGATCGAACCCACGCGGCCAGGTTCGCTGACCATCTCGGTTTTCAAGACCGGTGCATTACCGCTCTGCCAACCGTCCAGTGTCTGGTGCCCCACCCCGGACTCGAACCGGGAGAATCAGGTTTCTGAGACCTGCGCGTATGCCAATTCCGCCAGCGGGGCTGTGATTTTGGTGAGCCGTCCAGGACTCGAACCTGGAGTTGACTTCTCTTGAGGAAGGCGCGTTTGCCGATTTCGCCAACGGCTCGTGCACTTGGTGGAGCGACGAGGAGTCGAACCTCGACGGAACTAGCCGACCTGCTGGTTACGGCCGCGTGCCCTACCAAATGGGCGTCCGCTCCGAACGGAGCGTCAATACGAGAGTCGGGATCGACTCAATCGCGATAGGCTGGTCTGGGTGGCTGGATTTGAACCAGCGGCCTCCGCCTTCCGAGGGCGGCCGTCTACCGGGCTGACATTACACCCAGAGATAGAAGGTCGTGGCAGGGAGGCGTTCATGGCTTGGTGTTTGGTTGCGACGGCCGGCTTCGAACCGGCGACCTCTGGGTTATGAGCCCAGCGCGCTACCAGGCTGCGCTACGTCACGGACGTGAATGTAAACACTATTTACACCGAACGCAAGGACTTCCTTGACGCTTGGCTGGCGCCTCGTGACGGATTCGAACCGCCGACGCACGGCTTAGAAGACCGCTGCTCTGTCCGCTGAGCTAACGAGGCAGGAGGATGGACACGGCGGCCGGATTCGAACCGGCGAACAGCGGACTTGCAAACCGCGGCCTTGGACCACTCGGCCACGCCGTGAAGATGGCGCGTCGCGCAGGGATCGAACCTGCAACCTCCGGATTCGTAGTCCGGCGCTCTGTCCGTTGAGCTAGCGACGCCTGGTGCGTCTGGCAGGAATCGAACCTACGGCCTGCGCCTTCGGAGGGCGCCGCTCTGGTCCACTGAGCTACAGACGCGCGATCTGGAGCGGGCCCCGGGGCTCGAACCCGAAACCTCCGACTTGGAAGGACGGCGCTCTGCCAGTTGAGCTACGCCCGCTCTGATGCTGGTGCCCCGTGCGGGAGTCGAACCCGCCTCTTCGGCTTGAAGGGCCGAGAACCTCACCCGAAGTTCAACGGGGCATGAAGTGGCAGCCAAGGCAGGGATCGAACCCGCGACGGGCGCATTAACAGTGCGCTGCTCTACCGACTGAGCTACAAGGCTGTGGAAATCTGGTGCTACCGGCATGGACTCGAACCCGCGACATCTCCCTTACAGGGGGAGCGCTCTACCAACTGAGCTACGGCAGCCTGAGGGCTTACGCCGTTCGTGTGGTGTGCAGCGGATTTCGCCGCCCTCGTGCGCACGCACGCTCTCGCCTGGGACATCCCAGGTCGAGGCGGGGCAGCAGGAGGGCGTTCATGGTGGTGGTGTTTGGTTGCGACGGCCAGACTCGAACTGGCGACCCCCGGGTTATGAGCCCGGTGCGCTACCAACTGCGCTACGTCACAGAAGGACTGTAGACCGACGGGCCGGTGCACCGCCATCTGCTTTCCGACATAGCCGCTCCGGTCTGAGCTGGCCCATCACGGCACTGCCAACCCCGGCTCGAACAGCAGATCGCCCTGGGCGCTCAGCTCGTACTTCACGACGTAGGGCGGGATCTCCACCATGCTCAGCACCTTGGTGACTTCCATCGGGATCACCACGTCCGCGCCTGGCAGCAGGTAGACCAGGTCGCCGTCCTTCGGCTCGAAGGCATCTTTCTCCACCGGCTCGATCAGCGCCAGCCGCACTTCCGTTGCCTCCGCGCTGGCCCGGTTGTCGGCCAGTGTGGTGCCTTGGTAGTTCTCGGTGAACAACACCTTCGCGTCGCCGATCTTCTCGAACTCCACGTCGTCTTCGTCTTCACTGTCCATCACCATGGCGCCGCCCAGCGTCGGCAGGCCGCCGATGGAGCCGGCTTCAGCGCCAGCGGTGCGCACGACCTGGCGGCGCCAGACCTGGGCATCGATGGAGTTGGGGTGTCGCAGCACCGTCGCCCGGTTGGCGGTGCGCATGGCGACAGCTACAGCGTTCAGCATGGTCAGTCCGTGGTCTTTTTGGCCTTCAGGAGCGCGATCAAGTCGTCGCGCTCGGCTCTGGTGAGCGCGGTGGTGGCGATCTTCCTGATCGCGGTCTGAATGTCTCGATCCTTGGCCGGCTGCTCTTGGTCCTTGCGTCGCAAGTCCTTCGTCACCTGCACCATCACGCGCTTGCGAACCGCCGGGGGCGCGCCTTTTCGCGCCGCTGCCTGTACGCTGGTCTCCAGCCGGTTCTTGAGGTGGTGCTCCTGAGCAAGCTGCTTCTCGGCGTGCTGCTGGGCTTCGGCCTTCGTCGTCACCAGCGCCTTGTGGTCGTTGCGCTGGGCCGCCGCGATCATCTCGGCCACCTTGATGCGCACGATCATGTCGTTGCGCACCGCCAGCATCACCCGCAGGCTGTGCTTGCAGGCCACGCCCACCAGCTTGGGGTTCCTGATCTTCGGGAAGCCGGTCTCCGGCCGACCGTGCACGAAGCCGCCCTTGGTGGCCAGATACCGATACCAGAAGGTGAATCTCCCGCAGTCGCACTCGAACTTCAGCGGCGAGTCCAGCATGGCCTTGGCCAGCTTCTTGGAGTCGCCAGGGAACGCGGCATAGGACTTGTACGCCGGGAACTCCACGAACACGTGGTGGCGGTTCACGTCGCTGTCGAGGCCGGCATTGGTGATGAAGTGCAGCTTCCCAGCCTGAGCGCGCGCGAGCACCGCGGACCGAATCTGGAAGTTCGCTCGGTCGCGGTCTTCCTGCAGCGAGTGGTCGATCACGCCTTGGGCAGTGATCCCACCCTTGAAGCGCTTGCCCAGCTTGACGGCGTTGGCCGTGAACGCGCGCAGGTCTTCGGCCGTGATCGGCCTGATCTGGCCGCCCAGGGTCGTGTACAGAAGCCTCGCCGCGTCGTACCCGCCCTGCAGGTCGTTCGGATCGAGGATGTTCTTCGCGTTGGCCCGCCGCTCCGCATCGGCCTTCTGGATCTGCTTGGCCTCGCCGACATAGCCGCGGCGGGCCAGGACGTTCGCAAGATCGACGCTCCCGGTCCTGATGGGCTTGGTGACGCGCATCAGCGGCTCCCGATGGGATCGGCGGCTTCTTCAGCGGTTCGCTCGAAGGCGTTGACCTTCAGGCCGGCCAGGTTCTTCAGCGTCGCGAGCTGGCGCGCGGTGGGCAAAACCAGTGTCCGCTCGGACATCTCCTGCTCAACCGAATCCAGGCCGGCGGCGGCCAGGATGGTCAGGAACTCGTCGCGGTTTCCGTAGACGCGCTCGCTGACCAGCGTCAGGTCCAGGCGCTCGTCCGGCAAGGTCTCGTAGATGATGCACTCGCCCCAGATCGGCTGACGCTGGGCGAAGTTGCTCACCAGACGAATCAACGCCGCCGCCGAGGTTGTGCTGGTCACAGCGGCCACCCATCACGCCCGAGTGGCAGCATGCCGCCCATCGCGTAGCCGAAGACCTCGCGATCTGGCAGGCCAACACTGGACACGTTCAGGTCGGAGTACTCGTCAAACGCTGCGATCTGCCGCGAGAAGTTGCCCTGCCGCGCGGCGAACCAGCACAGCACGATGACGGCCAGATGCCCGTTGCCGATGCCAGGTGCGATCCGGTACTTCCGCCCCTTTTCATCGACGCCATCGGGTTCGAGCATCGTCGCGGGGTCCAGCCGGGCAACCCCCGACTCGATGTGCAGGAGCCCGCGGCCAGACAAGGCGTAGTAGTCGTTGATGGCGTCCCGCAGGTCGGCCTCGGTGAACAGCAGGTCGAAGTCCTCACACGCGGAGTTGTTCGTCACAACGGCCGCGTGGTCCCGCCGCGTCTCCGTGCCGCCGGCCGGCAGCGTCCGCACGGCATCGACCACAACCAGGCCGCTTGCCACGTCGAAGGCCGCGAAGACGGTATCTCCGCCGTTCTTTGAGTTCGCCGCCAGGCCGCTGATCGTGGCCTGCAGTGGGATCACCGGTTGCATGGTCAGCGCTCCGCGATGGGGGACAGGACCGCGGTGGGGGGAATGTTCTTGCTCCACTGCATGAGGGCGGCGTAGTGACGCCACTCTTCCTCGGTGACGTGGCTGGGCGGCCCCATGGTCATGTTGTGTCCGCTGGTCACTTCCGTGACGACGGGGAAGCCGGGCGGCGTACGGCCGTCCGTCGGTTCGCCCTGTCTCGGACCTTCGAACAATGGGATCGTTGCCCGCAGCGTGAGGTCCAGCGTGAGGATGGTGCGCTGCTCGCCCGTCGGCACCGGGATCGCCATGCGGTCGATCATGATGATCTTGGCCGGCCAATGGGACGTGAAGCCGCCGAACGAGTAGGCCGCCTTCAATGTCTCGTTCCGGTTCAGGTAGAGCGCGAGCTGCCCGATCATCGACATGGGCGAGTTCGGCTCGTGCGACACGACTGCCACCTGTACGCGCAGATCTACACTCATCAGCCGCAGGCGGAAGCTGCGCCGCTCGCCATCGTCGTCGAAGCTGAACGCCATCGGGTCCACGACAGGCCGGCCGCCCTCCCCTGGCGTCTCGATCCATTCGTGTGCGGCAGCCATGAACAACACCGGCAGGAACCCGGTCTGGCTGTTCCCGGCCGTGCTGTTGTCGTTCCGTGCCCAGGTAGACAGCATCTTCTCCACCTGGTCCACCATGCGGCCGGGCGCCCACACGCAAGCCGTCGCGAAACCGCGGGCAGCCCACTCCTGGTTCTGCTGCGTATCCGGCTGGAACTGGTCATAGAACGACTTCATCCAGACCGCGAAGGCGGCCTTGACAGGCGTCAGGAGCGCGACCAGCGCCATCAGCGCCCCGCGCCGAAAACCGTGCTAACGGCGCGACTCAAGCGCTCGACCAAGCCGGTGTTGCCCTTGCCGCCTTCGGGCTCAGGCTCCACGAAGGTCGGCAAGTCCTCCATGCTGTCGAACTCGCGGGCCATGCGTGACAGCCTGGCGTCGTCAAACATCACCCGGTTCGGCTTGCGCTCGAACTCGGCCGAGTCCAGGCGCGCAAGTTGGCCTCTGGCATGTGCCTGGAACTCGGCCGGCCGCCGCGCCAGCAGGGCCACCAGCTCGGCGCACTCGGCCTGCGCGCGCGCCAGCGCCAACGCCTGCGCGTCGAACTCGGCCTGCAGGGCGTTGTAAAGCCCGTCCAGCATCACGATGGCCGACTGGCTGTCGGTGACGGCGTCCAGCACCACGCCGTCTTCCTCGGACACCCCATCCAGCGCGAAGCCGCGGTTGGTGGCGTAGTTCGGTTCGGCGACGTAGTCGAAGCCGAAGAACCCACTGGCGATGTCTCGGCCGGCCAGGCGCGTGGCCGTCTCATCGCAGGTGATGGCCGAACTCCAACCCCCTGCCCGACTGCTGAACAGCCGCTTGGCACTGCGGCCAGGCGGGGTATCAAGGAACTCTTCCTCGTGCTCGATGGTGCCGTCGTCCAAGGCGCGCAGCGTGGTCGTGACCAACGCCGGCTCGATGCGGACATGCTGGCCGCGGTAGATGCCGCCTTCGCCGGGGTTCATGCCGAACAGCCGCCGTGGCAGGTGACCGTAGTAGCCGTGCAGGTCGCGGTTGCGGACGCGCTCCTGAACCTCGGGGCCGTTGATGACACGCGCCAGCGCGACGCAATCGAAGTTGCGATCCTGCCCGCGGTACTGCCGGCCGCGGTCCTTGACGTTGAAGCTGATGATTCCCGTCTTCATGGTCAGCTCCCAATGGCGATCCAGTCGAAGGTGCCCGCCATCGAATCGTTGTTGATCTTGAAACCGGCCGCGGTCTTGTCGTAGATGCCAGCCGAGTAGTTCTCATTGCTGCCCACCCCGTTGTTGGTGGAGCCGGTCAGAAGAACGACGGCGCAAGCGGTCGGGAACGGGTTCGTGAAAGTCACCGCCTGGGCGCCGGTATCGGCGGCGAGCGATCCCGTGGTCCCGTACTTGATGTACTTGGGCCCCACCTTGATTGTCTGGGAATCGATGGACACGAACGCGGCCAGCGCGTCTGTCAGTTGCTGCACAGTGGCCGGGTGCAACGGCGCCGATCCAGCCGCGGCCAGCACCAGCGGCCCCGTCAGCGTGCCGCCTGCCTTGAGCAGGTACTGCGGATGTGGATTGGCAGCCGCGACGTGCGTTGCCAGCGCGATCAAGGCAACGGCCGCATCCGGGTCGTAGATCACGTCAACGCTGCCCGACGGCACGCCGCTGAGCGCCAGGGAGTAGTTGGCCGTGAAGTTCGAGCTGTAGGTGCCGCCTCGCTTCGGATACGCGCGACCCGGAGCGGAATCCACCGCGAACAGCACGCCGCCTGCGTTGGGATCGCCTGCCCAAAAGCCGATCTCTCCAACGTCGTAGGCTGCACCTGCGTACAGCGCAGACAGCAGCGTCGCCGTGAGGGTCAACTGCGAGCCGACACGCGCACCAACCAGGACCGGCGCCACCTCGCGCAGGTCGACCATTGCCGTCTCGCTGCCTGTCGGGGTGTAGGCGCCCGCGCCGGCGGTGATGTGCGTGATCTTCAGGCTGACGCCCAGGCCATCAGCGGCAATGGCTGCCGCCACGCCTGCGGCGGTGATCTTCGGGTTGCGAATGGGCATGGCCGGAATTGTTCGGGGCCATCCCAGGCCTGACGGCCGTGCTTACCGCTTACGGCGCCATCGATCCGGTGTAGTCCTCACTCTCATGCTCTTCGCAGATGTTCGCCATCCGCATGCTGTCGGCGTACAGCTCGCGCACCGATGGTTCGAGCACGATGCGGGCGGGCACGACGGCCCGGAAACCGCCCTGCAAGCGGCCCAGCAGCTCGCCGGTTGGGTCGCCGCCTTCCAGGTCGATGTAGAGGCGCACCCGGCTGGTCAGGTACATCCCCGGGCCCTCTACCTCGCTGGAGCCGCTGGGGTACGGTGCCGCCGGGTCGTGCCAGAGCTGCACCAGCGTCCATTTGCCAGGCCACAGAAGTTGCAGGTAGAAGCGCAGGAAGTGCAGGCCGCGGCGCGGGTTGCGCGCGCGCCATCCGCGGAACAGCTCGCGCATGAACGGCTCGGCGTCCGGCTGCCGCTGAAGGGCCAGGCCGTCTTCCTTGACGAAGCGCTCGATGGTCTGGAACTCGCCGCGGTGCGGCATTCCGTAGAGCTCGATCAGCGACAGCCGCGGCCGGATCATGTTCTCGAAGACCGTCATGAACGCGGCCTTCAGGTCGGCCTCGACCTGGTCGGCCTCCTGGCTGGCGGCCAGCGGCGCCAGCCCGCCACCGGTCGACGGTGGGCCAAACACCAGTGGATTGCCGTCGCTGTCGGTCAGCAGGTTGCCGTCGCTGTCGACTAGGTATGCGCTCAAGTCGCCTCCGCGCGCAGCTCGGGCGGCAGTTGCGTACGCATGCGCTCCGAGGTCCATGCCTCGAAGCAGTGGTCACGCTGCCCAAATGCCCGAAAGATGGTGTCGATGCATGCGCGCAGGCAGGCCCAACCGTGGCTGCCGGCCGAAAGCCGCCATGCACGCGAGCTGATGCTCTCGTCTGCCCAGCCACCAAAGACGGCGTTGCAGAACTGGTCGAATGCCAGCGCCACCTGGAAGAACCAGAACTTGATGGCGTTCATTCGAGCAGGGCGTACAAGGCGGCCACCGCGGAGAGGCACTCAGCTTCGATGTCTTCCGGCGTGGATGCCAGCCGAATCTTCTCCTTGCCTCCGATGCGCTTGGCCTCGATGGCGGGACTCAGCTCGGTGAGCCAGACCTGGGCCTCGGTCAGCACACGCTGCGCCAGCACCAGGTCGGACACACCCATCTCCGCAGCCTCGGCTCGAATGTGCGGACCGGCCACCGCGCCGCCTGGATCTGTGGAATGGGCGGCCACGTACAGGCCCGCCTCCGTCCGTTTCTCCAGGTAGACCGCTTGCTGTCCGGCCACGTCTGTGATGTAGGACTTTCTGACATCGCCAGCGGCTGCGTCGACCCGCGCATAGGCCTTGAACTTCAGTCCATTGATGCTGATGGTCATGATCTGTCGATCAGTAGGTTGAAGTGCACGACCAGCGTGGCCATCAGTTCACCGGTAGACGCCGACGTGATGAGCACTTGGCAGAGCGTGTCCACCTCCACCACTTGGAACCGCGTGCCCGTGCTGCTGATGCCGAACGCCCGCGTCGAACTCAGCGACTGGGATGTGTTCAGCGCACCGATGTTCAGCGCGGAGCCGTTCAGCAGTACCGCCTTGACGTTGTAGTTGGCGCCGACGTTGCTGAATGGTGCAGAGTGCCACGTCCCAGCGCTGCTCCAAGCCGACCCTGACGGGCCGAAAGACACCTCCGCCGTGCCGTTTGGATTCAGTCGAATCTGCGCCGTCTGCGCTGGGATGGTCCCAGGCCCTGACCCGGGGCTGGTCGATGACGTTACGTCGTAGGACGCCGACTTAGGCCCAGGCAGTGCCGTCGCGGCGACCGGGGCCCACGTGTACGCTCCGACTGTTGTCGGATCGGCCACGTTGTTGTCCACGGCGATGCCAAGCCAGCGGCCGGGGTCTTCGCCGGCGTTCCCGGTGAAGGTAGCTCCGCCGTCGTCGCTCCACTTGAAGTGCGTGTACTGCGACACGCCGTTGGCTCCAGGCGGGCCCTGCACTCCGTTCGTCCCGTCGGCTCCCTTGACCAGCACCCAGGTGTAGGCCCCGACCACGGTGGGATCGGCCAGATTCGCGTCTGAGCAGATACCGAGGTAGCGGCCAACATCCTCACCTTGGTTCCCAGTGAAGGTGGCCCCGCCGTCGTTGGAGAACTTGAAGTGCGTGTAGCTCGGCTGCCCGTTGGCGCCCGTCGGCCCGGCCACACCCTGCGGCCCTTGCGCGCCTCGGAACATCGCCCACTGGTAGTCGCTGGGGACGTTGCTGTCCGAGGACACCAGATCGACGCGCAATCCGATGTAGATGCCCGAGTCTTCGCCGGCGTTGCTCGTGAAGGTCGTGCCGCCGTCGTTGCTGTACTTGATGTGGATGTACTGCGCCTGACCGGTAGCTCCATTCAGGCCTGGGATGCCCTGCAGGCCCTGCGGTCCTTGGGCGCCCTGGAACTGCCTCCAGGTGTAGGCGTGGTAGTCGTTGCTGTTGGCGAGCGTCGAATCAACGTAGATGCCGATGTACGGACCAGTGCTGAAATTGAACCCGGCGCTGCCGTCCGACGACGTTGCGAACGCCATGTGGAAGTAACTGGGCTGGCCGTTCGCTCCCGCCGGTCCTTGAATCCCCTGGTTGCCCTGGACGCCTTGCGGGCCTTGTGCCCCATCGCGCAGCCGGTAGACGGTGACACGGTCTGTGAACCCGCTAAGCGTTGCCTGCACCACCGCCGAGTCGGCGTTGTTGAACTGCGTGTTCGTGAGGGTGCGCGTATTCCCGCTGCCGCCCATCGTGGGCGTTCCGATGCTCGTGCCGCTGGCGTCGTACAGCGTGCACGTGAAGGCTGCCGTCCCGCTCAGGTTCGCCAGTTGGGCCGTGAAGCTGAGCGTCTGGCTGCTTGGCGAAGGCGCGCCGGTGGTGTCGTACTTGAACGCCTGGCCGGTGCTCAGGAGAGTCAGCACCTGGGCATTTGCACCGGCACTGCCGGCGGCACCCGCTTTGCTCTTGGCGATGCTGTATGCGCGGTCCACCGCCGTGGATCCGAAGATCGCGCGCAGGGTGGCGGTACCGCTGTCGGCGCTCATCGCGCTCACGGTGTAGACACCCGTGGAGCCGTTGATGGCGATGGTGACGCCGCTGCTGCTCAGGACGCTGTAGGCAACGCTGTTGCCAGTCGTCACCTCGGTGTTCCCGTTGAAGACACGGAAGTTGCCGCCGGCGCCGCTGAAGCTGGCCACCGCACCGGCGGAGTCGGCCGCAACCGTGCAGGCCTCGTTGCTCAGCCAGCCCGTCACTGGGCTGGTGCCAGCAGCACCCGCAGCGCCGACCGGCCCGAACCGAACATTGCGAATCGACCCCCCCGGCGCCTCGAACGAGGAGTCCAGATAGAACCGCTTGTTCTGCGTATCGCCGTACTCGCCGGCCAACACGCCGTCAGCAAAGAACCGAACGGTCTGGTTGTTGTAGATGATCGAAAAGACCGTGTTCGATGTGTACGATCCGATGGTCTGCAGCAAGGCGCCGTCGTGGAACAGGTAGCTGATTCCACCATCGCAGAACCAAGCCCAGTCCAGAGACGTGAAGTTCAGATCGGTCGTCGGGTCCGAGTTCAGGCCGACCATCAAGTTGAGGTTGCTCTGGTCGCACTGGAAACTGACGAAGGCGCCGCCGGTGTAGCTTTCCAGCGACCGCACCTCGCTGTCCCACTCACTCACGCCGCCGACCTTGTGTGCCCGATCCGGGCCTGAAACGACGCAGTTGCCCCTGGCAATCAGCGTCACCATGCCCGTCCCGTCGGCGCCGTCCTCGCCGACGATGCGGATGGCTTGGCTGAAGGCGCCGGCGCCAACCTTCTGCCGCATGTAGAGGTCACCAGTGGCAAAGGTGGAATGCCACGCCGTTGCCCCATCCTGGCTGTACTCAACGGTGATACTTGACCCTGCGGCCCCATTGGTGCCGTCGAGCCGCACCGGAGTGGCCCAGGTGCCAACCAGCACATTCGCCGGAGTCTTCACGCCGCGGGTCATCCACAAGGGGTTCCCGTCGGCTGCTGGTGGCTCGCCGAACCAGGTAGCAGGAGTGCCATTGCCGGTGGGCGTCGTCGGCTGCGTGGCCGCACGCTTGAACACGTAGTCCGTGTAGTTGCCACTGGCGCCTGGCGCGCCGCGGATCAGCGCCCAGGTGTACGCGCTGACCGACGCGCTCGCCGTAGGTACGGCGTCGCTGTAGGTTCCAATGTACGCACCCGGAACCACGCCACCGCCGCCCGTGAAGGTCACGCCGCCATCGTCGCTGTAACGGATGTGCAGGTACGCTGCTGCACCAGGCGCACCTCCGCCCCCGCCTCCCGAATCCATGAAGTCGAGCAGGTCGTTCAGGTAAGCGCCGAGCGAACCCGAAACGTAGCTGACGCTGCGGCCATGCCGGAGTAGGCCGGTGCCAAGGTCGGGCGCTGAAGAGTCGAACAGCGCGGACAGCATGGCGACCACCGCCGGGTCTGCAACAACGCGGACCTTGTTCTCGATGGGGTCGTTGACGAGGGCTACGCCACCCGCACCGACCAGCTCCTTTTCACCAGCCATTGCACTGCTCCATCACAGGCTCCACAGCCCGGTGGCATCGCTGATGCGGGTGACGATCACCGCGATGCTTGCGTTGTCGAAGAACCTGAAGTCCTCGGGGAGGGACGTGCCCGTGTCGCCGAGCACCAGCGTGAAGTCGCTGATCTGGTCCTGCAGCGCCGGCACGGCCGCCTTGAGTTCGCTGTTCAGGCGCTGTTGGCGAAATCCCTTCTGCAGGCCGCGCGAGGCGTTGAGCGAGCCGCGGCCGTAGTTCTGGATCAGCACCGTGCGGATCTGCGCCTCCACGTCAGCGGTGTCGTGCACCACGGCGACGGTTGCTGTCACAGTCACCGGCACCGGCACGAGGCGCGGGGCCACGAAGACCAGGCCGTAGCTGTCGTCCGCGCGGCCCACGATCTGGCGAATCTGGTTCTCGCTGGCCAGGTTCGACTGGCCCAGGATCACGAAGCTGACGAACAGCTTGTTGATGTTTGCCAGGCTCGGCCCGCGCGCCAGCTCTTCGACCTGCTCGTTCCAAACGCTGAGGAACTGCACGCCGGACAACTGCCGCCGCAGCAGGAAGTCGAAGTTCGACAAGAAGACGGCGTTGCCGTCGTGCAGCGCGGGGTAGCGCGCCAGCATGCGCAAAGTCTCGGTGTCCGGCGGAGCGGCTCCCGTCGCGATGATCTCGTTCAGCGCCAGCCCGAGTTCAGCCTCATCAGCGTTGGCCACGTAAGCCAACGCAAATGCCGACCCCGCCTCCAGCGCAATCGGCCCGCCGGTCTCGCGCACGGTGATGGTGAGCACGTCACCATTGGCCGGCTGGTGGCCGACTACCGGTGCGCTGCTGGTGCTGGCGCCGAAGCGCAGGAATAGACGGCGGTACTCATCGGTCTCCACGTGAAACACGCGGTCGCCCGGACCGACGTTGCAGAAGTCTGGGCTGTACGCGAACGCCGCCACCTGATCCGTGACTTCGATGCCGGCGATGTAGACCGCGTCTTCGCTGGCCTCCACCTGCAGCTCGTAGAACGGCACCGATGCCGCCACCGTGTGGGTGAACTGCCGCGTAGTGATCTGCACCGCGGTGATTGATCCAGAACCTGTCGCGGGAATGGTTGCCGAGCCCTCAACGGCGTACAGCATCCCCTTGGCGTCCAGCAGGCCGCGGCCGGATGCGATGGCGACCGGGGCCGCACCTGGGTTGGTGACGGTGATCTCGACCCGCGCGGGCTTGCCCAGCGGCAGGATTCCCTTGAGCGTCGCATCCGCCAGAACGGTCCCGGTGCGCGACTTGACGAAGGGCTCCACTTCGGCCACGTCGGCCTGGGCGCTCATCATGGCTAACATCGCGGCCTGGGCGCTCATCTGCGCCAGCAGGATCGGATCCCCGGCGCGCATCAGAGCGGCTGCATCCGGTTGCGCCGAGGCCGCCGCGACTACGGCCCGCTCGAAGTCGGACTTCAGGTACATCGCGCTCAGGTCGCGGCTTCGCCGAGGAAGACCTCGACGCCGGCGACTTCGATGAACAGGTTGACGCCGTCTGCGCCGGTCGGCCGCGACCACACGTTGAAGGCGCTGGCCGGCAGCAGGTTCAGCGGCGGCACGTCGGTGCGCAGCTTGGCCACCAGCGCGTCGGCGGTGGCCTGCGTGAACGGCATCTGCAGCAGGTCTTGAACGCCCGAGCCATAGCTACTGCCGAGATACCCGTTCGGCGGGCACCTGAGCCAGTGCGAAATCATTCGCTGCACGTACTGCGCGGTGAGGACCATGCAGAAATGATCCCGGCGCATTTGGGGCGCCCAGCGGGCTCTTACCGCTGGGCGCGGGCGCGGCGTTGCACCGCGCCTATCAGGCCGTCAGGGGTTCAGGTGCTGGGGCACATGGACCACTGCGGGTACACCACCGGGCGGTCGCGCTTGACGATGCGCAGGACGAAGCTGGCCGCGGCGGCGAAGCGAGATCGGTGGGCGGCGCTGGCCGCGTTGGCGCGCTCGGCCGCCGGCGCCGGGCCGACAAAGACCCGCTTCACGGTGCCATAGGCCAACTTGGCCAGGTGGACCACGGGATGCCACAGCGCGTAGAGGATCGGCACCAGGAACGACAGCATGGACAGGAGAGAGAGGGCACGCGACTTCATGGGATGGGGACTCCTTGAACGCGGTGGCTGGCCGCTGAACCCCTTGCCTTGGCGGGGAGTGCCAGTTGTCCCATGGCAGGCGCGGCCAAGCTCCGGGCCTTACCGGCGCCGTTCGGCCGCGCGCGGCGGCGTACTATCGGCGCCCGACGATCACCCGACACAACAGATGCGCGTGCTCTTCAAGCTCCTGCGCCGCTCCGGCATTCCGCTGACGCCGGCGCAGCTCGCCAAGGTCAAGTGGAGCGCTGCAGTACTGGAGTCACCCAGCAATCGCTCCGGCCACCTGGCGCTCAGGCACGGTATGAGCGCGCCTGGCCAGCACCAGGCCGAGCTGTATCAGGCAGCCGTAGTCAAGGTCGTCGGGGACGAGATGGTGCTCCGCGGGATCGAGCGCACGCGTTTGGGCGATGGGGAGGCCGCAGTGGTTCAGGAATGGCGGCTGCGCACGGGCGGGTTTGATGACCCATCCTTGGGCGAAGTCGTCGGGCAAACGCTGGAGATGTACCGGCGGCCCGCCGAGGTGGCTGACGCCTGATCAGGCCAGGAGTTGATCGTGTGTTCGAACTACGTCCCGGTCACCGCTGAAGACCGACTGCTGACCTTCTTCGGCGTCGACGCCCCTGGAAATGAGCTGCGCGAGGGCGAGGTCTTCCCGGCCGGCACCATCCCCATCATCCGCATCGCTCGCGAAGGTGATCTGCGCTCCGGCGAGCGCACGTTGGACAAGGCGGTGTGGCGCTTTGTCCCGCCCTTCATCGCCGCACTCAGTCGCGCGAAGAAGGGCATCGACGGGAAGGCCGGGCCGGCTGACCCGCCATGGGCAAAGAACACCTTCAACGCCCGCAGCGAAGAGTTGCTGAAGAAGCCCACCTTCGCCAAGGCGTGGAGAGACGGCCAGCGCTGCATCCTGCCCACGGAACGGTTCTTCGAGCCGCGCTACTACGGCACTGTTGCCAACCCTGGAAAGTCCAACCGCTGGCGCATCCAGCAGGTCGGCGGCGTGCCGCTTGGCATCGCCGGCATCTACAGGCGCGTCACCGACCCCGAGACCGGCGAGCTGGTCTTCGCCGCGGCCATGCTCACGGTGAACGCCGATGGCCACCCGATCATGTCGATGTTCCATCGACCCGGCGACGAGAAGCGCATGCCGGTGATCCTCGACCCCGAGGACTACGCCAGGTGGCTCGAATGCTCCGTGGAAGAGGCCGCGGCCTTGTGCAAACAGTGGCATGGGCCGCTTGAGGTCATGCCGGACCTTCTACCGGGCCAGGTGCCGCCAGAGCAGCAACTCTTCTAGGCTCCGATGCTGGAGCCACTGGACGCTTGACGGGTCACGTGATCAGTCCTATATTTAGGACACGCGCAGGGCATCCGGTCCGCGCAAGCTGGCAGAAAGGCCACCACCATGAGCACCATGATCCACTCCGACGGCCGCAAGACTGTGGTCGATCAAAGCGCCTTCCGCGACGCCGAGCAGGACGCCTTCCTGGCCAAGGTCATGCCGGCCGATGCCGTCACCTCGGTCCAGGCGTTCCGCAGCGAGAAGGTGATCGCGCTGCACCTTCGCAAGCACACCGACGCCGTCTATCTCAGCAAGATGCTGGAGAGCCAGGGCATCGCCACCGAAGGCGAGCTGCTGTCCGCCCGCGAGGCGGCCGTGCTCGCGCAGATCCGCGATGCTGGCCAGCGCTGGGCATTGCTGTGATCGAGGCTGATTTCCGGCGCCTGGCCAAGGCTGCGCGCAGCTTGCCGGGAGACTATGGGACCGGCTACAGCGCCGGCCTGCGGCGCCTGTATCACGGCGATACTTTCGGAACTCCGCAAGAGCACGCCGCCCGCATGGCGCGGGCTGACGACCTGGGCCGCGGGTACCGCGACGCGCTGGCCGGCGTGGAGCCGACAACCGCCGCCGCTGGTAGCAACACGGAGTTGCTGGTCGCGTGCGGAGAAGCCCTCTACGGGCCCCAGTGGCAGACGCCGATGGCGCGCGATCTGGAAGTTGCTGATCGCACCGTAAGACGGTGGGTTGCCGGATCTTCACCCGTGCCGGCCGGGCTGCACACCGACCTTCTGCGCTTGATCAAGGGGCGCGCAGAAGACCTTGCCTGCATGGCCGAACGCCTCAAGGCGGAAATCGCTCGCTGACCTGCTGGGGTTGCCCCGTCTTCCTCACCTGGCGCCGCAGCTCGCGCTCATCAAACGCAGCGTCGAAGAACTCGGCGTCTTCCTCGCTCCCTTCGTCCGGAGCGGAAGCCACGAACCACACGAACCAGTCAGGCGCCCGCTTGAACCAATAGAGCCTGCCCCAGGCCTTCAGCCAGTAGCAGACCACGAACCAGTAAGTAAGCTGTACCCAGCGGCGCCACAGCCGCTGCGCGCGCCAGATCAGGTGGGGGGTTCGAGTAGCGTCAGGCTTCTGTCCGTGGTTCATCGGCGGTCATTGTGACCGTGCGGCTCCTACGCCTCGCGCTCGACGATCCAATGCGTGCCAGCACCGGCAACTTCGTTCCCAGCGTGGACAATGATTTCGAGGTCGCTCCTGTTCTCCGGCGTGAGGTCGCGCTGAACTTGGCGGTCTCGCCGGTCGGAAGCACTGATCAGGCTGTCATCCCACTGCAGCCCAGGTCTGCCTGGGCACTTGTGCACCGTGGCCATGGGGTTGAAGCTCTGGAAGGCAGTTGGGTCTCCGCATACGGAGCATCTGAACACGCCCATCAGTGTTCCTTTGCGAACTGATCGCGTTCACAACTTTTCAAAGTTGAGGTAATCACGAGTTGGGCGGCATGCTGTTCGCCGCTGCCGCCCAGGCTTCAACCTCGGTGGCGCCTTCGCCCAGCACCTTGCTCGGATCGTGGCCGTCGTAGATCACCCAGGCATCGCGCCGCTCCCACGAGTACGCCAGCGGGTACCAAGGCAGTACGGCGTCGCACAGTTCGGCCACGGTCTGCAGCCTCCTTGCAGGTGTCGTCAGCGTCGCCATCAGTTCCACCACTCGTAGCCTTCGCCGTCGCAGCGCTCGCACGGCGTGATGCCGTCGTTCCACGGGTCGCCGCCGGTGCCGTGGCAGGCGCGGCATGTCGTGTCGCGCTCGCGGTCGTCGTCCCAGTCGTCGTCCAGCGCTGCCTGAGCGTGCATGTACTCGCTGTACTCCTGCTGCGCCCTGGCCTTTGCCACCTGGTGCACCGTGCGGCCCGCCTGGCGCCGCCGTAGTTGCTGCATGTTCAT